CTAGCAACTGCATGGCTGACGGATTACCAGACAACAATCTCCAATTTATTTTATCTTGATTTTTTTCTAGCAAGTGCATGGCTGACGGATTTCTAGACAACCAATTCCAATGTATTTTATCTGGATTTTTTTCTAGCAACTGCATAGCTGACGTATTGTAAGACAAGCAATCCCAATTTATTTTATCTGGATTTTTTTCTAGCAACCGCATAGCATCTTCTGACGGATTTCTAGACAACCAATCCCAATTTATTTTTTCTGGATATTTTTTGAACAACTGAATAGCACCTTGAGAATTATTTTCAGTTAACCGATGCCAATTTATGTCATCGGTATCAATCCAATCAATTAAACACATTGGTAATTCAACATTCATTGTTTTTAACAAATGTCACATATAAACAAAAAAAAATCATTTTTTTTCGAAAAATAATTATTCAGAATTAAAATGAAAGTCACTCAAAGCCATCAACTCTCCAATCTTTAAACGATGTTAATCGGTTAAGCAATGTTGCGAAGTAATCCATAACCGAGATAAGAATGCCGTGCAAAATATGTTAAACATCGTGAATTCTGTGATGAATACAGGAAAACGACCCATGAATCTTTATGTAGATAATTATTTTTTTTCAAAAGTTAAAATAACACTATATAATACATGGGATACAAGGTAAACTTTCTCGGAAAAAAAGAAAAGGATAAAATACCGCCTGTAATATTTTCACTTGTTTTTAATGAACCTTTAGAAAATCAAACGGCGAATTCTTCAAGTACACCTATTTACTATACTAACTCAGAAATACATACCGATGATACCGTGGAAATTATTAAATTAAAAATAATAAATCAAATTGCATTACTAGTTAAAGAGAAAGACGTAAGTCGAGCAAAGTTAAATGAATTATATTTATTTGGACAAGTAAATGAAATTGTGTATGCTGAAACCTTAAAACAATATATTCAAAACGACAATAATGGACGTAGCACAATAACACATAATTACGCGTACAATCTTCTCTGTAATTTAAATAGCAATTTAAGTGTATTAAAGAATACAACAACTTTAATTACAATTGATGCAATAATTCAGCATATATTTTCAGATGACAAGTCTAAATCTATATTAATTACTAAGCAAATTGGACAAAAAGAAATATTCCCTCGAATTGGTAAAACATTTATAACAGTTGTAAATCCAAATTTACAGTGGAGGCAAGATGATGATACGGTTTTGCTAAAGCCTGTAAATCGTAATCCTTTTATGCTATTTGAAACATTTAGTCGTGATAAAGAATTAGCGGATAAAACAATAAACTGCTGCTGGTCAGAAAACATTATTAACTTATCGGAGCATTCGTCTGAAAAAGAGTCTGATTTTACAGACACTCAAAAAGCATGGTATTTTTCTTTATTAAATAAAGCTGAGCCAAGCATTAAGGAAATGGAAATGTTGCAAACATCAATTCATGTTATTAATGAATTATATGCAACACCAAAAGATAAAAGTAATTTGATATTTGGTGTAGAGCAATTTAACATAACAATTCTACCAGTAAAAACTGTGAAAATACCTCTTTATACCCTATTTAAACTATTGTCAACATCATTAACACATCCGCTCATTAAGTACAATCCAAGAAAAATTGAGCACAAGATTGAACATCAGACTAACGACTTTATCATTGAAGATGATAATGAAAAAGGAATAATCTATAAATTATATAGCGATACACGCACAACTACAAATCAAAAAATACCGTTTTTAGCAAAAGAGCACATAAACACGTTTATTACACACCGAGAAATAAAGTCTTTATCTGTGTATGTATATAAATTAAAATACAAAGATACACATTATTATATTACATGCCAATTTCACAATGATGGACGTATTTCAGTATATTCCACATATCCAAATGAAAATATTTCGTATCCAATTCAAGTTAAAGATGTGAAAAATATAATTGATTTAGCATTAAATCCCATATTAATAAAAATAAAAGAGGTATTAAAATCTTATTATGTGATTGAGTTTAATGATATGTATGCTTCGAATATTATTATAAATAGTTTATCTTATTACATGTCGTATAGTAAAGTAATACGCAATGATTTAAAATTAAAAACAAACACAGCAAATAGATTTATTGCCCAGTTATTTGCCAAAGAAATAATACAAGAGAGTTCAAAAAACAAAATTATTTATGCTAAAATATCAAAATCTCGAGAGCAAGGATTTCCTGTTATTTTTGATGACAAATATATGTCAATTACTAAAATTAATAATTTGTATTATATACCTGTATTGTACACTTATTTTAATGCTCTTTTTTACAGATTGTTAAACAAAAATAATAACCAAATAATAAATAAACCCAATTCAAAATCAAAATCTCTTAAAAATCAATTAAGTGCTTCAAGTAATGATGTAATGTTAAATTCTAAATTTAACTCAAAATCAGATTCAGATTCAGTTTCAGATTCAGATTCAGATTCAGATTCAGATTCAGATTCAGATTCAGATTCAGATTCAGATTCAGATTCAAACTTAAAAAATGATGATTTAATGAATGAATTGGAAATGTTTGGAGGAGCAAAATCATTAGGAGATAGAAATCCATTTGTTTCTAAAATGAAACAAGTGATGCCAGATTTATTCAAAGAAAATGTTAATAATATGGATTTAAATTTAAAAAAATATTCACGAACTTGTCAAAATCATGAGCCATTAATTCTTACTGAAATAGAAAAAACAAAAATGGTTAAAAATAATAACATAGAAAATCCTGAGACACAATTACTAAAATACGGCAAAGACAATTATGGTGACTCTCTGTATTTTACATGTCCGCAGTATTATTGCATGAAAGATGGAGATCAAAAAATGGTTTCTGCTGAAGATGTAAAAAATGGAAAATGTGGACCCATAAAAGACATTAATAAAGCAACTTTTACGGACTTAAAAAATCGAGGAAATAAGCAAGTTTACATGCCATATGATGAAAATGCTTGGTTTCCTGGATTTAATGCTAGCAAGTTACAAAACGGATTTTGTTCACCATGCTGTTTTAAAAAGATTGGCAACCGACATATAGAAAAACAAAAAGAATGTCAAACTGAGGATACGGATACAGATATGAATACAGATACGGATATGAATACGGATACGGATAAAGTTAAATATACAAATATTAATAAATCAATAAATACATCGAAATCACAATTAAAATCAAAAGATTTTTCTCAAAATCCAATGGATAATTTATACATTTTAGGAGCTGATAGTAATATGCCAATTACAAGCAAACGATGGGGATATCTTCCAAATATAATTCAAGAGTTTTTAAACAATTCAAGTTCGGTTTGTACTCAAGAAAAAAATCCAACATTAAATACATCATTTGATTATAAATGTCTTTTGCGATATGGAGTGGATATATCTGTGACAAAGTCTTTTATTGCTACTATTGCAAACATGCTATATTATAAAAAACAATCATCAACGATTTTAAGTGTGGAAGAAATGTGTCAATATATTGCAGACAATATTACCATTGACAACTTTGTTTTAGCACAAAATGGTAATTTGTTTGCTGTATTTAATAATTTAAATTCAGAAACAAGCAAAATCCCAGTAACAAATATTGAATCAAAATACAAGTCACAGTTGTTTTCAGTTTCAAAAAAATCAGAAGTAAATTTATTTATTGTTCAACTTATGCAAGCATTTGAAAATTTTCAAACTTATTTAATAGACCCATCCAGTTATATTGATTATACATATTTGTGGGATATTTTAAGTGTTCCAAATTCGAAATTTTTTGAAAATGGAATTAATATGTGTATTTTAGAAATGTCCAAGGACAAAAGTGAAGTTAGTCTTGTATGTCCTACTAATAATTCGATAAGTGGATTTAATCCTAATAAGCCAACATATATAATTCTTCAATCTTATGACCACTATTTTGAACCAATATATTTTCACAAAAATGAATTTATTAGCAAAAAACAAACTGTGCAAAACATTAATAAATATTTTCTGTTGCACAATAGTCCCAGTTTTATCAAAGATGTAATTACAAAGGTTATTGTTCCTACTTTTAAACAATGTTCTGCCAAAACAGGGTCTTTACTAAACCTAACACAATTACTTGGTTTTTTATTTTCAGAAAAATTAGTTTACAACTTAAAAAGCATGGTTTTGGTTATGAATTTTGTTGGTCAAATTATCGGCACAACAATCAATATGAACCCACCATTTTCATCGGATATTATAGGTTTTATTCCGTGCATACCATCAAGTCACATGTTTAATATAAATCCAAAAATCAAATTTATAAATGAACTTAAATCAAACACTTATGCTGATACTATTGAATTTTACACTAAACTAATAAATATTGGTGTTTATACCATGGTTCAAATAGAAGACTCAACACAAAACGTTGTTGGTTTATACTTTAAAGATTATGAATTTTTTGTTCCGTTTACAAAATCACAAACATATACAAAATTGTCTAAAGAGTTTGAAATAGAAAAAAACGATATAGTGTCTAAGATTAATGAAGCAAACATAGAAACACAATTATCTTTAAAAAAAGATGAAGACCGTATTAACTATACAAGTCGAATTAAGCTGGAGACCAAGTTTTACAACATATTTAAAAATACTATGCGAAACTTAGTTTTAAATAATTTGGAAGCATATGATAAAATACACGCTTTGTGTTATGAAATGAATAAATCAGTATTTTATCCAACGTTATTAAATAAGGTAAAAACAGTTCTGGAAACATTAGGTAAGCAAAGTGTTTTGTTTACAAAGTCCAATAACTTGTCGGACTATTCTTTGTTGTCAAGATTAGAAAGTAACAAGACACTAATTCTTCCCAAATATAACTTATTAAATCCTTCTCAAGAGAATAAACAAATATACTATACAAAATTAGCAGACGAGTTGTTGCGTTTTAAGCATATTAGTCAACTGTTTTTTAACAAGAAACAATTTATTTTATTTCAGTCTTTAACAAATGATCCTTTAATAACAGAAATACTTATTTTAGAATCACAATTATTGTACAAAAACAAAGAGTATTTAAAAAATATTAAAAGTATACGTGAAGACAATAAAAACCCATACCAAGTAAAAACAACATATAATTCAATAACACAATTTGACAAAACAGCAGTATCTTATACAAACTTAATGAAAGAACAAGATGAAAATATTAAAAATACAGTATCTTTAAATACAGAAAAATGCACGGATTTGCCAGAAAATATAAGTGGTAGTTATTTGTTAAAGTCACAATGTTTTAAAAACCCGTCTTTGTATCGCGAAATTAATTATGGAAAACATAATGAATGTGGTTTAGTACTCATTGTTGATCTTGTGTTTATATTATTTAAGCAAACCATAACAGTAACCTCAATAAAATATCGTTTGATTGAAATATATAATTCGCTTATGGTAACTAAAGATATGGCTAAAAATATCGGTAAAATATTAGACATAGAAAGACAGTCAAAACGAGCAGTGGGCCTAATAAAAAATGGTAGTATGAAAATTAGTGACTTAGTTCTTGATGAGGATTTTTATCCTATAATTTTTGATCTTTGGATCTTGCTTAATTATTTTAAAATACCATCAGTGTTAGTTTCCACATATAATATATCTCAAGCGAATCAGTTTGACAACAAAAAGATGTTTATTTGTTATGAAGATAAAAATTCAAATCCGAATAATCAAATGTATGTATATATTCATGTTCCCGCAATGCATCAGAATCGTATTATTTTTCCAAAATACTTGCTGATAACCAAAAAAGTAAATGCAAACTCAAAAGTTTTGTCCAAAAGCGATATATTATTTCCTGTATCAAATTGCAAGGATTTACCACCTCCGATTATTACACCCGAATACTATGTTACTAACTTTAAACCTGCTGTTACATATACAAATAAAAATAAAACAAAAAAGTTTTCTCAATATGAAAGCATGTCTAATTCAACAAACTCATCATTAAGTAAAACAAAAAAAGGAAAAAGTAAAAAAGATAAAAAAAGTAAAACTAAAAAGATAAAAAATGTTGATTTCATTTTACCGAAAAAAACTAAAACACAAAAAAACTAAAACACAAAAAAAAAATAAAAATAATATTTGTAATAATTAAAATAGTAACAATGAATAATGATTTTATTGTTTTAATTATTTCAATTTTTGCTGTTATATTTATTGCTACATTTAGTGGCACATTTCTTAGTAATAAAGAAGGTCTTACAACAATATCATCTGTATCAGGTTCAGCAGGTCTTGCATCAGATTATGCCGACAAAGTAAAATCAAAAGCAGTTGAACTGCAAGACACACTACTTATTTCAAAATATAGAAAAGAATATGAAACGGCTCTTATTCAACTTGACGATTATATAGGCATGCTAATGGTACAGCAGTCATTAAACTTAAAACTGGATGGTGGTAAAGAACTGTTGGTTGGACTAAATGCTTTAAATACTTTAAAAACAGCTAAAGACAATTTGAATGTTACTATGGAACATTTAGACAAACAGTAAAAAAAGACGGTTTAAAAATATTGATTAGTTAACTAATTACTGCTTGAAATATTGTTTGCACTTCGGTTAAAGTTTTGTAAAAACTATTGAATATTTTCTTTTCTGCAAACGTCCAGGCATAATTTACATCGACCTCGGCATCTTTTGCTTGGTTATATAGGTAGCTACTTTTTTCGTGAATGATTGTGACAATATTATTCCATAATTGATAGGTTTGAGAAATATTACATTTGTGCAGTTTGAATATGTTTAGCACCAATTGGCCATCCGTCTGTACTATTATTCATAACACGTCTGGGTTTAGGATACCATGTTTGTGTTCCGTCTTTCCAATACAAGGGACGAATTGTACCAGGAACATCCGAATCAGTTGTGGGAAATACACGTTGTCGACTAGGCTGAATAACAATTTTTCCTGTGCATGAATTCTGCTGGGCATCACACTGCAAAGTGCCACCATCTTGAATAACCAATTGACCATCGTTTAAATTATTTGGACAAGTTAAAGGCAACGTAGTTTCAGTTACGGCTCCAGTAAAAGGGTCGACTAAAACGTTAAGCGCTCCATTGCGTTTGAGCATTTTTGAGTTTGGGTTGGATACAGTTTGAGACTGTGTAGCCCATGTTATATGTCGTGTTGTCCACTGACCTCGTGCCATTTTAGCATATTGTTGTTTTTTAGTTAAGTTAGAACTGTTGTTTTTATGCTGCAACACATTTCCTTTTGCCAACATATTTGCGTTTTCATTGTCTTTTAAATAGTTTATGTAAACATCGGTTGAAGGTACTGTATTTAAAGGTTCAAGAGTGCAACTATTTTGCACTCGGTTCCAAACTCTTGGTGGAACAGGTAAGTAGTTGTTTCCTAAACATGACATTATAATATGACATAATATAAAAATATTTTATTAAATTACAAGAAATATAATATATTATGAACAAAATAAAACATAATCAATGTTATCAAGAAACGTATTTTGGAAAGAGTGTTTACAAAAGTGCTTGGACAAAATTAAAAATAATAAATGGAAAAATGTAAATGTTTTGCGAGATATTTTGTTAATCTTTAGGGACGAATTGAATGGTTTAATTTTTCCTTATTTGTGCGTTTTAGGTGTTTATACAGTTTGGCTTCTTGTTCTTATGATTTGCAATACTTTTTTACTTTGGTCGCTTTGTCAAAAGTTAAGTGGATTAGGTATTTTTGCTAAAAGTACCCAAATTGTTATTGCGTAATTTTTGATTAATATAAATTTATAAAAAATATTGAGGTAAACTAACAAATGGCAAAATCTCGTAGAAACATGACCAGAAGAAATATGCGTAGACATGGAGGAAAGGGATGTGGGTCGAGTAAAGGAGGAAAAAAAAGACGTAGTTCCAAGAGAACTAGACGACGTAAACGTATGAGAGGTGGAGATAGTGCGTGGCAATACGTTTCGGGTGTTTTTGGCGACATGAACACACAGGTGGAAAATTCTTTAATGTTGAAGCCTGGACAAGATTCTGTGTCAAGACAGTCGACTCAATCGGTTCCCATTGGTCAGCCAAATGCCAATGTAAAGGGGGTTATGAGTGGTGGTCGCCGTAAGCGTAGGCGTAGCAGAAAACACAGTGGTGGAAAGAAACGTAGCACTCGTAGACGTAGACGAAGAGGTGGAAGTCGTAGAACTCGTAGACGTAGACGTTCATCTAAAAGACGAAGAGGTGGAAAGCGTAGCCGAAGCCGAAGACGTAGCCGAAGACGTAGCCGAAGAGGTGGAAAGCGTAGCCGTAAAACTAGACGCACACGTTCAACGAAAAAAGGCGGTCGCAGACGCAGACGTAGACGTAGACACAATACCAAACATAACTAAGTTAAATTTGAATAAAAAATGAAATAATTAAAATCAGGTAGTAAGTACATTCCTCATATTGCATTAAATATGACAACCAATATGTTTTGTCTAAAAATGGAATTAAGTACAAATTATTACCACGATAATTGTTGTGGAAAAGACAAGTGCGACTGTTATAAAGAATACTCAACTTCAAACGAAATAAGTTTATAAACTTATTTATTTGAATAAAGCATACTCAATTTCAAACGAAATGCTTATTAAATACATGTTTTAGTAAATTAAAACCCATCAATCATCCAATCTTTAAACTTGTGTATGTTGCAAGGATGAAACCTATTTTTTATTAGGTCTTCTTTAAACAACATACAGTTATCTTTCATCTGTTTATAATCATAGTTGAATATACGTGGGTTTTGAGACAAATTATACCAATTTATTTTATTTGGGTGCTTTTCTAGCAACCGCACAGCACCACAAGAGTTATTTCTAGACAAATTATGCCAATTTATTTTATTTGGGTGCTTTTCTAGCAACCGCACAGCACCACAAGAGTTATTTCTAGACAAATTATGCCAATTTATTTTATCTGGATTATTTTCTAGCAATTTTATAGCACCTTTTGAGGGATTACCAGACAAACTAAACCAATTTATTTTATCTGGATTATTTTCTAGCAACTGTATAGCATGTTTTGACAAATCCATTGTCAAATAACGCCAATTTATTTTATCTGGATTTTTTTTCTAGCAAATGTATAGCACCTTTTGACGGATTTAAAGACAACCAACTCCAATCTATTTTATCTTGATTATTTTCTAGCAACTGCATAGCACCTTTTGACGAATTACCAGACAACATATCCCAATCTATTTTATCTGGATTCTTTTCTAGCAACTGCATAGCACCTTCTGATGAATTCATAGACAACTCTTGCCAATTTATTTTATCTTGATTTTTTTCTAGCAACCGCATTGCACCTTCTGACTTATTTCCAGACAACATTTTCCAATCTATTTTATCTGGATTATTTGTTAACAAATATATAGCACCTTTTGACTTATTTCCAGACAACATTTCCCAATTTATTTTATTTTGATTTTTTTCTAGCAACTGCATTGCACCTTCTGACGAATTACCAGACAACATTTCCCAATCTATTTTATCTTGATTTTTTTCTAGCAACTGTATAGCACCTTCTGACTTATTTTGAGAAAGATTATCCCAACCATTTGTTCTCATTATTATATTACCAATTATATTCAATTTATATGGATTTTTGTCTATTAACAACATAGCACTTTTTGACGGATTTAGAGCCAACGCATACCAATTTATTTTATCTTGATTTATCCAATTTAATAAACACGTTGGTAATTCGGTATTCATTTTCTTTGTAAGTATATTATACAAGACAAAATATCATTTTTTAATGTAATGATTTTAAATCGATATAAATTATTTATGGTATTTGTGTAAATACACAACCGTTCCAACTAAAGAAATCATAACAGATGCGTAAATGATGCGTTGTTTCCAACGTGTGTCTTCGAGTTCCAACACAACTTTGGGTTTAAACTGTTCGTAGTAAGTAGAGTAAAATACGTGAATAGGTATTTTAGGCAACTCCATTTTTTCATTGATTTTATTGTGAACAAAGTGCATCCATCGAACAAAAGAGTCGCGTGAGTCAAGGTAAGAAGACACAGGGTATTCATCCAGTAATTTAGTGAAGTCCGAAGCAATGGATTCAACGGGAATAAAAAGGGGCAGGTTGCTAATAAAGTCATAGTATTTTTTTTTTGTAACATCATTAGGATAGTGAGGGTAATTTAATGTAATAGTGTGAAGAAAAAACCAATAGTGTGGTCCCCAAATCTCAGGATTAAGGCCAGTGCTTACAGACTGAACTTTAGTATTTTTATTATGATTCATAAGTATATCTTATTTAGTATAATCAAAATAAGATAAAAATAAAATAAATACAATATTTTACAAATAATACAATATCATGAATGTTTTTCAAATATATTGGCTATATATCTTTCACGGCATTTACTTTTATAATTCGAATCTTAAAGAACTTAAAGAATCTGAACTAGGAGTTAAAACATATTTATCTTGCCCAGCAGAGCATATTTATCACAGTAGAAAGAGACATCAATGTGGTAAGCACCCATACACCAATATGTTTGATATTTACTATGTGGAAGCCATGAATAAATACATCGGTCAAAAAAACAAGCGCCAAACAATTAGTCAAACAATTGTATTTGACTCTTTGGCTCATGTGGACAAGTATATTATGAATACCATGATAGATAATATGTAAAACTAAATTAAAAAAATGAAATAAAAGTATGCAATGTTGTTAAAGAAAACTAAAAACTATGAATGTAGAATTACCAATGTGTTTATTTGATTGGATGAATAAAACTAATATAAATTGGTATGGTTTGTCTAAAAATCCGTCAGAAGGTGCTATGCGGTTGCTAGAAAAGAATCCAGATAAAATACGTTGGAGTTTGTTGTGTCAAAATCCGTCAGAAGGTGCTATGCGGTTGCTAGAAAAAAATCCAGATAAAATAAATTGGAAGCAGTTGTGTGTTAATGAGTCGGAATGGGCCATGCAGTTGCTAGAAAATAATCAAGATAAAATAAATTGGTGGCATTTGTCTTTCAATAGCTCGGCCACACAGTTGTTAAAAAATAATCAAAATAAAATATGTTGGGATGGGTTATCTTGTAATGAGTCAAAATTGGCCATGCAGTTGCTAGAAAATAATTCACATGGAATTTGTTGGAGTTTGTTGTGTCAAAATCCGTCAGAAGGTGCTATGCGGTTGCTTGAAAAAAATCCAGATAAAATATTGTGGGACATGTTGTCTAGTAATAAGTCGGATGGTGCTATACGGTTATTAGAAAAGAATTCAGATAAAATCGATTGGAGTTGCTTGTCTCAAAATCCGTCAAAATGTGCTGTGCGGTTGTTAGAAAATAATCCAGATAAAATATATTGGTATGGGTTGTCTCAAAATCCATCAGAACGTGCTTTGCAGTTGCTAGAAAAGTATCCAGATAAAATCAATTGGAAAGCGTTAGCTGAAAATAAGTCACAACATGCCATGCACTTGCTACAAAAGAATCAAGATAAATTGAAATGGGATGACTTGTTTTATACTTATCGTTTGTATATGAACCTGCACATATTTAAGTATGATTATAAAAAGATGAAAGATAACTGTTTGTTGTTTAAAGAAGACTTAATGAAAAATAGGTTTCATCCTTCCAATATACCCAAGTTTAAAAATTGGGGAGTTAATGGGTATTAATTCTGAATAATTATTTTTTCATTTTACACAAATTCAAATAATATTGGAAAGTGGTCTGAAATAGTAATATCAGATAAAATGGTTACAGTACTTTGATTAAAATCAATAAACTTGTTAAGATAAAATCTGTCTAAATTTTCACGAACATTTGGATACGCCTTTAAATTGTATAATGCATCATATGTATACTTATGGTCGTTATTTGGTTTAACATAATATAATTCGTCAATGCATTCACCTTTACTAAAATTTAGGTCACCAAAAAACACAAAGGGCTTTTCCCTATAATTTTCCACAATCTCTTTGTACTGAGTTTTTCTTATGTTTATAGAATCAGTTGTCCGACCACTTTCTAAATGTGTTGTCATAAATAGTATGTTGTTAAACTGTAAGCACAAGTACCCACGATTCATATTGGATGTAGTATATGGCGTATATTTAATAGTATTTGTTAGTGTTGCAGTTGTTAAAATTAACATAACATTAAAGTAACTTGTGTTTTCATATGTAGAAATTGTGTAATTTAAAGACAGTTTGTTAGACAGTAATTTGTAAAGTGCGGGAATGACTTCTTGTAACCCAATTATTTCGGGATTATGTTTGTGAATAAGGTCACAAATAACCTCGCACTTATTTTCGAGGTCTCGGTAGTCGTTTTCTACGTTAAAACTAAGAATTTTCATGTTTATTATTATAGGTATTATAATTAATTAAATTATCCGCAGATGATGTTCTCTGATGATGATAAAAATAAAAACAATATAAATAAATAAAAATGAATTAAATTATTTCACAAATAAATAAACGAGTATTAATTCGTTTAATTAAATTTACCACAATCATGTCAGACATTCAAAGTATTGCGGCAAAAAATAACTTTTACATGCCCGAGTGTGACCCAGTTACGAACCAATGGTTAGAAACCAACTTTAACCCAGAGGATGAAATGCAATATCGTAAATATCGTCTAGCTAGTCAAGTAGAAAAAGTAGAAATTGATAAAAAGGTCAGTATGGTCAAAGGATTTATAAAACATAACCAGTTGGCTAAAGCCTACATAAATGCATATGGAAAAACAATCCCCATGATGGCAGTGTTTGCTAATTACGATACACTTATGGATACGTTTATTGCATATGGATACCGTCGTGAAATGACAGGTCACATAATCAGTGAACTGCGTTACCAGTATAGTAACATAATAGATTTTGAATAAAAAACAAAAAGTAAATAAAAAACAAAAAGTAAATAAAAAACAAAAAGTAAATAAAAAACAAAAAGTAAATAAAAAACAAAAAGTAAATAAAAAACAAAGGTTTTTTATTGTAAAAAATATCATAAAACAAGATATAAAATGAAAGCAAAAGCTAACCATTTAGAAATATACAGCATCTGTTTAATTGAATATTGCGTTATTTAATGGTTTGCTTAACAAGTTCACCGTTTTTATACACAGAGCATTTAAATTGCTGTTTAGATGGCTGAGAGCATACTTCTTTATTACTGTTGAGTTCGTTAATAAAAAGTGTAGAGTTAGCGACACTAGAGTAATAGAGCAAGCATACAAGCAAAGTTGCAAGAATGCTACCACCAAACACGTCCGCCATAATGCGACCTATGCCAGCCGATGTTGAAGTTAAGTTAAGACATCCAATTTGGCTTTTTACAAGTAGGTCATAGATAAAGTAAGCTATAAAGAAAAAGGTAACAAAATAATTTACCATACTAGTTTCATACTTGTAACTTTGAATAATCTGGGGAATTAAAAAGTACATGAGTGAGAAAGCAATAACAAAGGAACTGTATGTAGTGTTTCCCGTCAACTTAAACGCGTTTTGTCCAGCCCAGCACTTGTCTTCAAATGTACTAGGAGCAAAAGGTAAAGCTACGTAGCGAATGGCTGTTGCGATAAACACGAAAAAAATAAAAAGAATTCCTTTAAATGGTACGCTAGTAAATAAAGTAAATAGCAGTACACCAGTGCAGATAATGGCAGGAGCAAAAAAAGCAAATAATTTATTAATATCTTCTAAATTCATTTGTTTAGACATTTTATGAATTCTTTAATCCGTTTGTTAGTTTGACTTTATATTTTATGTTTTTAGCTTATGTTTTTAGCTTATGTTTTTAGTTTATTATTTTGGATATTAACACATTTTCATTTTTCATATCAAATGCATTCATTTCTAATGTATTCATTTCAAATTTATTTTGTCCTTGTAAAAACAAAATTCCATGAGGTGGTTCGTATAGTTTTTTATGCCACCAGCGTTGAATAACTATTGCAGCACGTATTTGATGCTTTTTGTCCATTATATTTTCAGCATTAAGTAAATCAGTAAATTTGTCTTCACGCTTTTGTATTATATGGGCGAGTTCCTGGTCTGATTTTGGTATGTATTTGTGGGTGGCTTCGTCATAATTCCATTTTTGGTTAACTTCTCGTGTGTCCACATTTTCGCACAATATTGATCGTCCATAATAATTTTTGTAAATAATGCCACACACAAAAAAATCAAGCATCATTCCCACAAAAACAAAAGATCCAGTGTGGCAATCGCTAGTTTTGTAAATATTAAGCAATCCATAGTAAAGAGATATATAAAACCAACCAGCAATTAAAAATATACGACAGTTTCTTTTTTCATTTTCTAAGTGGTTAATATGTAAAATTTAACGCAGTTTATTTATTACAAGAGTTGTCAATGAGTTTACACAAAATATCTCCGTGGCATGGCAAAGGGTGACACCAACAGCCAAGTGTTTTACCATGTAATTCAGCAAGATTATATTCATTTGTTTTAAGTTTTTGACAAATAAATGTTTCATACTTGGCCAAAATTTGGTCTCTGTTTCCATCTCGGCCAATTTTGTACGGGTTGCACCATTTTGAAGAACTGGGTGGGTAGCGTTGCTTATTAATAAATACAACACCACCACGACCAATATATAAATTAGAAGATAAATCATCGTTTATCCACTCGGCTAAATTTGCATGTTTAGGACGAATATATTGGACGCGTACGTTAACAACTGACGACATTGAAAAATCAATTGTTAGGTTATATCTAAATATGAAAAAAACAATTCATTTTTTTTTTTGTTTTTTTTGTTTTTTTGTTTTTTTGTTTTTTTTGTTTTTTTTGTTTTTTTTGTTTTATTTTTCATATAAAAATAAATAATTATACAGTACACATTATACTACTATACTAGTCAATTAATGGAAATTTCACTTGAATCTCATTCATTGTCTGGGCAAAATCACAAAACTGAAATTTTTGAACATTAGTCCATTTTGTATTACTAGCTGAATTATCATTCATTTGAGCGACTAACTCGTGTCCCTTTTTTGCAACCATTGAAACAACGGTTTTCCAAGATGGATACTTTTGGACCATTTGATGCAAAATTAAATGATTCACCAAGATATCGTCCATCGCTCTGTGCAAAATACATAATTTATACATTTGGGTTTGGGGTTGAATTAGATGGGGAAAAACATCATTATTGATGTCTTTTGCGTATGACAAATTCTGTAGTAGTTTTAATAAAAGTCTCAAGGAAATATCGTCAAAGTTAGTTTTAGCCACAGTAAAACGATTAGTTATAGTTCCAGAACGAAGTTTCATGATAAATATTGTTGTATTAATCTTTACTAATTATAGTAACACAAATTCTAAATCATTTTTTTATAAATGCATTTTAATTTTATTGACGCAGTTTTTATTTAAAAAATGTGAGTATTAATGTGTTTAGAATTTTTATAAAATGCTTAATTTTTTACTATACTAGTCAATTAATGGAAATTTCACTTGAACCTCATTCATTGTTTGGGAAAAATCACAAAACTTTTTTTTCTGAACACTGGTCCATTTTGTATTTCTGGCTGAAAATTTATTTATTTGAGCGAGTAACTCGTGTCCCTTTTTTGCAACTATTAAAATAAAGTTTTTCCAATGTGACTCCTCTTGAGCAATTTGATGCAAAAATGTACAATTCGCCAAGATATAGTTCATCAGTTTGTGCGCAATATCTATTCTATACATTTCGAGTTGAATTAAATGGGGAAAAAGAATACAGACATTGATCTCTGCATTAATGTCTGCATTAATGTTTGTCATTTTTTTCATGTATTCCTTGACAGTTTTAATAAAAACATCTTTGTCAAATTTAGTGCCCTTAACTTTAACATCAGTTGTAGTTCCAGAACGAAGTTTCATGATAAATATTGTTGTATTAATATTTAGTATGATTATAGTAATACAAATTTATAAATCATTTTTTTTTTATTATTATTATTATTTTTATGATTTGTTAGTATGAACTATATTTCCTTGACGAATAATAACAGTATTATTATCATCATCTTTATTTTCATCTGTATCTGGAGTTGTGTTTAGCATTCCAGTATTGGGGTCTAATCCAAACGCATACAGCAAAACTGCCACGATTACCGAGATAAAAATAAATGGAATAAACACAATAATCCACGAAACAACCGATAACCCTCTTTGACACAAGAGGTTTAAAAGAATTCCAACCATAATTAAAACAACCCCTTTAAAAAATGCAGTGTTGTATGCACCTTGTAACACGTCAAAAATCATTTGAACTAAAGAAAAAATAATGAATATTAATGCTGGCGGACATATGTTCTTAATATTTATCATTTTTTGTTAAAAAATATTATTACTTGATATATCCCAAGATTTTCTCCATTGGTACCGTTCTTAGAATTTCTACCAAGTCTTTTAAATCATGAGATTTAGTACACTTGCTAAAATACAATTGTGGTGAATTTATTAGTTTGTTTAACTTTATGATATTTTGTTTGTTATTTTTCAAGCCATATGCTAAGTCATCTAAGTATATTACTAAATATAACTCTTTAGTTGTAAAGTTGTAATAATAACTATCTCTTGAACAAGGTCGACGAGATATATTTAGAGTATTGTCATAAAAATGACTGGTAATGTCAATTAGTTGGTGTTTTTTAGCATATGATATTATGTGGTATTTCCAAACAATTGAATCATTTGTACTTATTGATAATTTTTCATCAATATAGACTGACATGTGTGTATGATTAGCTTCATATGATACTGGTAATTGCTTATCTTTAGTTAACGCTTTAAAATTCATATTAATAATATATTAAACCATGTTTATATATTAATTTTACCTTTAATTAAAAAATAACTAAACTATTACTTTATTCTTTATTTATCAAAAATTGGCTCATCTTCATCATTGAGAATTCCAACACGATCATCTGGGTCTCCTTGCTCATTAATATTGTATATAATGTTACTAGTTGAACCTACATAGTAAAACACATCATTAATTTGTATTTCTTCTAATTCTTCTTCTTCTTCTTCTTTTTCTTCTTCTTCTTCTTCTTTTTCTTCTTCTTCTTCTTCTAATTTTTCTTCTTCTTCTTCTAATTTTTCTTCTTCTTCTTCTAATTTTTCTTCTTCTTCTTCTTCTTCTAATTTTTCTTCTTCTTCTTCTTCATATTCTTCTTCCAAATTAGCATTTGGTTCTTCTTTATGTGTAACAATTTTTACAACCGGAGCAATTACAGGAGGATCTGGCAACTCTTGAATATCTAATTGAATTTCACTTGCAAGGGATACATTTGGATTGTTATTAATAGAATTAATGCCAGAATTAATGTCAGAGACAGAATTACTCTTGTAATTTTCATCAAAAGAATTAATCTCACTATTTTCGTCTGTAATTTCCTCATACTTTAAATCAAATGTATTAAGGATATTTGGCTCAATATAAGAAGACTCATCAGAAAAGTCATCAGAAAACTCATCATATCGAATATGCGTATTTAAAGGTTGTTTATTTATTTGTTCTTGCATCCATTTATCAGTTGAATTTTGTTTATAACTTGTATTTAAATCCAACAATTCTCTTTGCTCCTTAAGTTCTTTTTTTAGTTCATGAATTTCATGCTGCATTTTTTTAAACAAAATTAGCATTTCTTTAGTTTCCTTTTGTATAGATTTAGAAGAACCCTTGGAATTGCGTTCGTTAATAATGATTTTCATGGTTACAACTATATATACTATGTATTTGTATTTAATACATTTTTACAAATCATTTTTTTTATAAATAAAAATAAAAACAAAATAAAAAACAAAATAAAAAACAAAATAAAAAACAAAATAAAAAATAGGTATATAACAACAATGGCGGTATTTAATCCATATTTTGGTGTCTTAGCAATATTATTATTTACGGGAGCAATACTTTTTAAAAAATATACCGACCAAACAGAACGGCGTAATATGACATTGTCGGTAAATGATTATGGCGCTATTCAAAAGTACTTGCTAAATGAAACACAGTTAGATGAACTTGAAACATCAAACAAACCCATAATGTGGATTCATATTCCCCTTGAATACAATGCACGAAACTGGGAAAGTTTTAATTCTCGTTCCTCATATAATTTAAACCAACCCTATTTATATTTAACAGTAAAAAGTATAATTCGTTATTGTGACGATTCGTTTCGCATATGTATTATTGATGATGCTAGTTTTAAAAAACTTATACCTGGGTTAAACATTAACTTAACACGTGTATCTGATCCAGTACTTGGGTATATTCGCCAAATGCTTCTCGCAAATCTTGTATACAAGTATGGAGGTATGGTTACACCAATATCATTTCTTTGTTTTCAAGATCTTTTAGGACTTTATCAAAAAGGTATTCGCTTACATTCTATGTTTATTTGCGAAAATACAAATACCAACGTATCGGCATCTCATGCTGATTTTTTCCCCGATATAAGGTTTATGGGTGGTATTAAAAAATCGACAACTGTTCGTGACTATATGGATTTTATGCAGCGACAAATTTCGCGGGACTATACAAGTCAGATTGAGTTTTTGGGTGAGTTTGGTCGATGGATAAAAACAAGGTCGGGAGGAAACTTAAATACAGTTTGTGTTATTTCGGGAACATATGTGGGAACAAAAACTCTGGACGATGGACCGGTTTTGGTTGATACGCTTCTTGGATCACATACAGATGTATTAGACTTTTACAGTCGCACATATGGAATATGGATACCAAGTGATAATATTTTAAAACGCACAAAGTACGAATGGTTTGCTCGTTTGAGTATGGAACAAGTTGTTACATCCAATACTGTATTAGGAAAATATATTTTACTAGCTAACTCTCCTGATAAACATGCTGTTATTGAAACGTTAACAACACAAAATGATGATGATAATGACGCGTCAAATGTTAAACCAGACTGGATTTCATTTTGGAAAACACCAAGCGGTGTTAATGTATGGGGCCCTAAACCACAGTTTTTAGGAAATACTGTTCCTCAAGCAAATAATTAATTAAAACCAAATATAAAAAATGATATAAAAAGAAAATGTCAAAAAGAAAATGTCAAAAAGAAAATGTCAAAAAGAAAATGTCAAAAATGATATAAAAAGAAAATGTCAAATAATAACAGTTAATAATATGATATCTAAATGTGTTAATAAAGAGCATAAAAAGTTTGAACATATAATTGAGTTAAATAAAAAAGATAATGTTGTTAAAAAAAAAATAAAACCGCAATATGTTAAAACTAACCAAATGATTGAGCCTGATGCTATTCCATATTTTATTTTTATGTCAGTTCCTGTTCGGGTTTGTGTATCTGAACAAACAATTAAGTCAAATGCGGAGTTACGCAAAAAAACATTTGTTAAAGCTCAGGTTCAAACCATGATTGATAACGTTCGTGTAATTCCTGTTTATGAATTTATTCACAGAGTGCATAAGTATATACAAGAATATGAGGATCGTGTGGGTGACTTGTATGATACATATGATAACACAGACCATGGAGAAAAAGAAGCAAAAGCACTTGATGTTGTTATGAGAAAAATGTTTGGATTTAAAGATTAGTAATTTACATAAATAAAAACATATATATATTATAAATGAAATATGACAATTTTTTATTTATAATCATAGTTATTTTGTGTGCACTTTTATTTGGATCTTACTTAGGCATTTTTAACTTAAGGATGGAAGGATTTTCTGCTAATAAAACAGTAACTGTTTACACAGCTTCTAATGGTGCGACCGCTATTGTTAAACATGGAACACTAACTGTGACAAATCCAGATGGCTCAACCAGCATTTACACGGCAACTTCTTCAAACGGCCCAACATCGGGAACTTCTGGAAGTGGCGTAATTTACTATGGTCCTAATGGTGGAACCGCCACTGTGATTAACAGTCAAAGTGGTGCTAATAGTATTTCCATTAGTGGTCCTGATGGTGGAGAAGCAGTTATATTTCAAAGTTCTGACGGAACAATTGATACTGCAACCACAGATACAAGTGATAGTAATAATTCAAATAATAATGGCAGTTCATCATATGATAACTACAACCACTTTTCTGGCACGTCTTCACCTACTACTTATTATGGTCCCAATGGAGCAGTAATTCGCATTGGTGACAACTCTTTGACTGTTACCGACAAAAATGGCACAACCACCGTATTTACTTTATCTGAAGGCACTGATTCAAAAGTAACCACGTATATAGGCAAAGACGGACGCAAAGCGGTTGTTGCAGTTGATAACGAGGGCAAGTACGCAGTTAGTGTTACTGCATCAGACGGGTCCAAAGTTATGTACTATGAAGACAATGTCTACACCTATAATGCGGATAATGGAGCAACTACGTCAAGTGAAGTTGAGCCGACTAACTCTTATGACTCAGCGTTCAACAGTTATACAGGGTCAAATGTGAATGCTGTTTCTGGACCAGGAGGAAATACTGCGGTAACTAATACTAACAATGACTATTCAAGTTCGTTACCGCCTGGCGTACCAAGGTCGCAAATTCCTACGGGGCAAGAAGACCTGTACATTTTAAAGTCCGAGGTTGTTCCGCCAGTGTGTCCCGTGTGCCCAAACCTGGTTTGCCCCGAGCCCAAATTTGATGAGACCAAGTGCGGTGCTTGTCCACCTTGCGAACGCATTAACAACGATAATTTTGAATGTAAAAAAGTACCAAACTACAATGCGTCAAATTCTTCCATTTTGCCTGTCCCTGTCATTAGCGACTTTTCTGGATTTGGAATGTAAGTTTTATACACCTAGTCTTTTTTTTTCAAATTCGCTTAATTCATCAATTGAATATGTTCTGTCAGTTGAAATATTATATAATTCTTCTCCAGCGAATGAATGAGGTGGTCTATTTTGTTTAAAATTATTTAATTGATTTTTCCAATATTTTACATTTAGTGGGACATTTGGCATATATGACATATAAACTACTTCTCTTGTGTCATATCCTGATAATTCATCACAGGTTGAGTGAGGTAATCTATTATCCCATAACACTAAAGACCCTGCGGGAACATCAAGTGTTTTACATTGCTTTTGTAGTTTTGTATGAGACTTATTATGCATTCTAAAAAAATCTCCTGATTCTTCTTTAATTGTTTTTCCAAAGAAATATTTTAAAAATTCATTATGAAAGCCTTTAACAACCTGTAATCCTCCTGAAGAATTACCAAAATGATCTGTTAGTGCCATAAATCCTTGTATTGGTCTATATTTTTTAATGTTTTCAAAACATTTAACATCGTTTATTTCAGTTTGTGGCCTTCTATCTAAATGTAATGCTAATCCGCCTTCTTTTCTTATAATGTCTGGCAGTCTATAACATATTCTATCAATATATGGAAGTACGTCAGTTGATTTTCCCAATGGATAAAACGTTTGTTCTAATAATTCATTTGCTTTTTTAAATATTTCATATACGTCTGAATTGAGATGTAGACTTAATTTCCATTTGCAATAATATATCTGAGAAAGTTTGGATTTAATTCTGACATCAAAATTTGGTTCTTCTTTTTTGCTTAATATTTCATCATGATTAATATTGTATTGCATTAATTCATTATGTAAACTATTTCTAGTTTTTTCAATTTTGTCACTGGATAATACATTTTCTATTACAACATATCCATTTTTTAAAAAAAAATCTTGTTGTTCTTTTGTAAAAAGTTCTTGATGTTTTGCTAATGTATTATTTTCCATTTGTCAGATTATTGTAATATAAATATTGTTTTTATATTATTTTTACTTTAGTATTTTTATAAAATTGTGTGTTAAACTAACAAAATTGTAATAATGTATTTTGTTAGTTATAATGTTTCATAACGTGTTTGGATTTCATGAAACCATTGATTCTGATAGTAAAACACCATATCAGGCACTACACAACAATTTTAGTTATAATTCAGATACTACCACGTTAACATCTAAACCGAATGGATTAAAATTTAAGTGTGGGGATTTTTGTATTCGCAATGTAACACAATTAACATGTAGTAAAAGTCTTGACATAAATACAAGTTCAATTAAGTTGGAACATATTGTAGTGAATGATTTGAAAACACTTTATACTAAATTTCCCGATTCAGTGTTTCAAGTTGCCAGTCAGTTCAACTGCTTAGAGTTTCCAGACCCATATACTGTGCCTGAAAACGGAGTTTCCCAATATGAATACGACGGCACTCAAGGACCAACTTCGGCCTTGATTTGCTTACCTGCCACTGTATATAGACATTTTTATGTTCCTTTAAAATTGAAAATAGGTCAAACAACTAATAATCAAATAAATAATTTAAATGCAGTTGAATTGTTATTAAACAATGCTACCGAAAAATATTTTACAGTAAAAAACGGATATGTTGATGCAACTGATGGGTCATTAAACCGATTAAATAAATATTTAAATAATAATCCTCTTTTAGTGAAAGAAATTGAAGATGCCGTTTGTGTTGGTATTCAAACAAATATGGATGCTGTTATTGACCCTAAAACACCATTTATAATTAGTTCTCAAGTATTTTGCTCTGCTTTATCATGTAGATATTCAAATATAAACAATCTAAATAATTGGAAACAGTTTGCAACTATTGTTTTAAAATCTGCTTATAAATGCACTCTGTACCATGCAGCACAAACTGGAGTAAATCGTGTATTTTTAACTTTTATGGGTGGTGGAGCATTTGGAAATAAAATTGACTGGATTGTAGATGCTATGTGTGAAGCAATTTTGGAAGTTTCGCGAAATACATCTGCAACCTTGGATATTAAAGTCTGCCATTACCAAGAAATTAACTCAAATGCTCAGACAAAAATAAACCAGTACCTTACGTAAAATATAATTTTATTGTATAAAGTTACATAGGTAAGTGTTCAAAATGCGTTTTAATGTCATGTGCGTGATTATTTTTTAATATATTTTTTGCATCATATAAAAATGATTTTATTACATTACTATTCATTAACATTCCTTTTTCAACACCAAAATGATATTTGGAGTTACCATTATACTCCATCATGTTGGGATTTGCATCATATAACCCATATGTTGTTTGTAATGTTTGCAGTAACATTAGAATTTTTTCATCATTTTCAGAATTATTTTGGTTTTTCTTCCAAGATATGGTACCAACGGTATTTCCCATATTATTACTTTATGTTATAAGTTATTTTTATATTATTTTAAATTTAATAAATTAGAATCAAGTGACTGCAACCATTCCATCATTTTTTGCATATTATCTAAACGGCACTTTTTGTATATACAATCGTCATTTATTCTAATGTTTAAATTGTCTTTTATTGAATACAACCATTTGGCTGTTTCTAATTGATTATTTTCACACGTATCAATAAATATATTTTGCAGATTATGGGTTTGGGTCCAATCGTATATTTTTTCAAAATTATTGTTGCCCTTATATTCGTTTTCAATTTTAAATAAATACTTTGCTAATTTAATTTTTTTGTCTGTGCAAATAGTATAGAACATGTATACTCTTCTATTTGAAAAATGAGCACGTGAGTATTTTTTATGAATAAATTTTAAAATTTTTAGTTGATCTTCAACATCCATATAGTGATTTGTACAACATCTATGAAACCCAGCTACCATTGTATTTGTATCTTCTTCATCTAAACATCTAGTGTTTACCCTTAACATTTTTTTAATTTCGTTTGTTTTACTCCAAATCCACTTTACTATATCTAAACTCCCACAAGAACATGCGTATATAAACAATTTTGTCCATATTTTCTTAAACAATTCATTATTACAATTTATTTCAATTATTAAATCATCCAGGTTATTATTTTCACAATAACAATACAATTGTTCTTTTTTATTATCCCATAACAATTTTTCTGCATCAATATACTCTTGAGTATGTGTAGCACCATATGCACAAAACTGCATCATTAAACCAGCAGACATATATTTATGCTATTAAATATATAATGAAACATTTATTTAAATTGTTTTTTACTTTCGATTCTTTTTTTGCATCTGGTTTACCATAACTACCCCAATAATTACAAAGTAGAGTAAAAACGGCAAAACCACTAAAAGCCATGCTATGCTTTTGTGCCCATCTTTGCACATTAAATTTAATATCCACGCCCAAAACAAAATGTACGCAATCTTAATGATAAATACTAAAATAGTACTAGGGACTTCACATATAAAACTACCAACACAGTACGAGTTTGTGTTGCCAAAGTTTTGAACAATTGCCACGACAAGCACAAATAAGGACACAAGAAAATAAACACGAGATGGGGTACATAAATCACTCAATTTTTTAGGAAAAACCATTGACCGATTTTTATATTACTATTTATTCGCAATATTTGTTTTTACCTAAACAAAATAAAGATAAAAAATAACTATTATTAATTGTAATGAATACTTTAGAAATAGATTTAATTAATCATACTACATTTTGTGATGCATGTGAAAGAAATGTATCATCAGAAGAAATTCAACAGTTAGCTGTATTATATTCAAACAAGTATACTGTATTTCTTCTCGCATGTGAATACTGCAAGGATTTAGAAACGATCAAATGGATTTATAATCTGGACTCAACCATTGATATTTCTAAAGATAATGATGAATGTTTTCGCGTAGCATGTCAATTTAACCTTTTACCAGTTGTTCAATGGCTTTTGCAAATTAAACCCAACATTAATATATCAGCAAACAATAACGAAGCATTTCAAAGGGTGTGTGATAATCATGATATTGATATTGGTCAATGGCTTTTGCAAATTAAACCCGATGTTGATATTTTGGAAGATGATTATGACAAAAAATTTCAACAAGCATGTGATGAAGGTAACGAATCAAGTGCGAGATGGTTTAACGCATTATATCCAACTAAATATATAATTATTTGCATAAATTATTATTTTCTAGGATTCATAACAATAACAATAATAAAATATCAAATAAATAAAATATCAAATAAATAACATAAATACATAAAGATATAAGTAATAATGAATTATAAACATTCGAATGATTGGAATTGCAATCGTTGTTATGGTATTGTACATTATCCTAAGTTGTATTGTAAATGTGGAAACAAACGGGGAGAGTCAAAACCTCGTCTAGGAGATTGGTATTGTGTTCCTTGTGCTACGTGGAAAGATTCGTGCAAACAACAATGCTTTAAATGCAATACAATTAAACCCGAAAATGTAAATAAAACTTACTTAGTTAAAAAAAAATATTAACTAATAAATTAACAAAAATAATAAATAGTTAATAAAAGATGGATAAAACACTTACCAAATTGTTTAATTCGGCTCAGTTCAAGTTTTCCACCCTAAGCACAAATAAGTATTTTCTTTATTTTACTCTTTTTTTAGCAGTTAGCACCGTTATTGGTTACATTGCTACTAATCAGATTAAAGCTCTTATCTTTTTTGCTTTAATTGGCATGCTTGTGTCCAAGTTTACGCCCAACATGTCAATCATTCTTTTAATCGCCGTCTTGTCCACCAGTCTACTAGTATCAATGAAGACTTTACGTGAAGGGATGACAGACGATACAACGAGTGAGTCGACCGAGTCTGATACGGACAATACAGATGTTGAGGACAAACTGCAACCCACGCAGAAAAAGGCTTTGGCGGCATTAAAGGCTGAGCCAAGCGTTAAGGACGCTAAACTAAAATTGGCAAAAGGTGGTGTGATTAAAGACGCAAAGCAAGTGGATGTTGAGGAAACAACAGGTGATACTGATGAGCCTGAGGCCATGACTTCCATGTCCAAAAGTCAGAACAATGCCAAGGGTGCATCTAACAGAATTGACTATGCATCAACCTTAGAAAGTGCTTATAGCGATTTAGAGGGAGCACTCGGCAGCGGTGGAATTAAACAACTTACCCAAGATACTTCAGCCCTTATGTCCCAGCAAAAGGAATTATTTCAATCCATGAAGCAAATGGCTCCGCTAATTGACGATGCTAAATCTATGCTTAAAGGCTTTGATATGAAAAGTTTAAATGGTCTAGCTTCAATGGCTACTAGTGTTGCACCATCTGCTCCTGTTTAATTGATACAAAAATATTGAGGGGTAAGTCATATTTTGAATGTTTTTTGTTAAAAATGAAATAAAAAAGTGTCTTTTCATATATTAAAAAAACCATGAATATTGAATTACCAATGTGTTTATTAAATTGGATAAATCTAGATAATATTGATTGGGATTGGTTGGGTTGCAATCAGTCACTAGGTGCTATTCAGTTGCTAGAAAAGAATCCAAATAAAATAGATTGGTGGTCTTTGTCTTCTAATCCGTCAGAAGGTGCTATGAACTTGCTAGAAAAGAATCCAGATAAAATCGATTGGCAAGAGTTGTCCTGGAATTCGTCAAAAGGTGCAATACAGTTGCTAGAAAAAAATCAAGATAAAATTGATTGGCGTTTGTTGTCTGAAAATCCGTCAGCTATGCATTTGCTAGAAAAAAATCAAGATAAAATAGATTGGAATCATTTGTCTATCAATCCGTCAGCTATGCACTTGCTAGAACAAAATCCAGATAAAATAGTTTGGTATACATTGTCTGGCAATGCATCAGCTATGCACTTGCTAGAAAAAAATCAAGATAAAATAATTTGGAGTGAATTGTCTGCCAATCCGTCAAAAGATGCTTTAAGGTTGCTAGAAAAAAATCCAGATAACATACATTGGTTTGACTTGTCTACAAATCCGTCAGCCATGCACTTGTTAGAAAAGAATCAAGATAAAATAAATTGGAAAACTTTGTGTATGAATACGTCGGAATTGGCTATACAATTGCTAGAAAAGAATCAAGATAATATGGATTGGCAAGAGTTCTCTCAAAATCCGCATATATTTAAGTATGATTATAAACAGATGAAACAAAACTGTATGCTGTTTAAAGAAGACTTGATGAAGAATCGGTTTCATCCTTGCAATATACCCAAGTTCAAAGATTGGGGAGTCAATGGCTTTAATTTTGACTCCAATTAAAATAAAAATGATTTAAAACTTGTTATTAAATACTATAACATAAAATTAAAGAAAATGCAAACAGAACCTCCATGTTACATTGCAAAGTATGCAGTGATTTTGGATAAACCCTTTAATAAAATTGTCAAGTGGGAATTTGTGTTTTCCATATATCCTATTTGGGAAACGTTTAAGCAACATTTAAACTATGGATATCTTATCATAAGAACGGTTAAACAAATCCAAGAACTTTACAATACAATTAAAAATGGAGATGAGCTTATTCATATTGACTACCAACTTAACGAGAGCGAATTCGATAATATTACAATAAAAAACAATCCCCAACTAAGCACAATGGTTGGCGAAATATATGAGATATTTTGTGGCAAGTTAAACAGCTTTAATTACGCAAACGTAGATTATGATACAAGAACAGAAATGCTTTCTATATCTGGTAAAGATGCCTATGGTAAAAGTAAGCCTGTTTTTACCCAACACTTGTCGGTTTGGTCTCAAGATACATACCACAAAAACAATCTATTAATGCATAGAGATTTTGCCAAGTTGTTTGACATGTTAATAAATGAAAATGACCCAAAATTTGTGCTAAGATTTCGCAATCATAAAGATGATGTTCTTAGAATAGTTCGAGACGAAAATACGATCATCATGCAAACTAGTGACTTTAACAAAATTAAGTTCGTCATAAATACGTCATTTAGTACTGCTATGAACAAGATAGGAACCCACATGACGACTTATTAATTAAAAAAATTATATTTGAAACATAACCAGCACAATATCATTATTAGTAGAAACTCTATTTATAATTTTTTGAATTTTATCCCAGTCTCCACCCGAAAGACCTGCTCCAATTTGAGGTATACCTATAACTTTTCCTTGAAAGTCACAGTTTATTTTTTCAAACAGTTGTTTAATTGCATCATAATCAACCTGAGGATTTTTCGGATTACCATAACGATACTCTGTATATCCATTAATTATGTATTTATTAGAACTTGTTTGACATAAACTATATGAACCAAGTTTATTTTTATCGTTTTTATTCGTAGTTAAATCCACAGCATATGCTGCGGGATATTTTTTTTTAATTTGTTTAGCCAAACCTGCTCCCATTGAGTGAACACAATTACAACCATGTACAATAATGTCAAATTTACCATTTTCAAACAAAGTTAGCAAATTTCCATAAACAGTATTCATTGTATGTTTCTTGGTATTGTATTTTTATCATGAGTATTTTTTATATTTCATTTTTTATTTCATTTTTTATATTTCATTTTTTATTTCATTTTTTATATTTCATTTTTTATTTCATTTTTTATATTTCATTTTTTATTTCATTTTTTTATTTAATATAGTTTTATAAGACAGTTAAGGTTTTAATAAAACTGTATCCTGTATAAAATTTATATAATAATAATAACAAATAAACAAAAAAACAATATACATGTTTATTAGTAATAGAGATAAAAATATAAAATGGCAGGAGGAATATTAAATATTATATCCACAAGTCAAGAAAATATTATTTTAAATGGCAATCCTAAAAAGAGTTTTTTTAAAAAAACATTTATGTCATATACTAACTTTGGGATGCAAAAGTTTCGTGTGGATTTTGAGGGCGCTAAAACTCTCCGCATGTCAGAAGAGTCTCATTTTTCTTTTAAAATTCCTCGCTATGCTGAACTACTCATGGATACTTATATTTCTGTGCAACTGCCAAACATTTGGAGTCCGATTTTTCCGCCACAAGAAGAAGATGGTGATGCAGGCAAGTGGGCACCATACGAGTTTCGATGGATTAAAAACCTTGGTGCAAAGATGATTCGCAAAATTTCAATTACTTGTGGCAACTATACGCTGCAGGAATATTCGGGCGACTACTTGCTTGCAGAAGTACAGCGGGACTTTACTGAAACTAAACGTAACATGTTTAGTCAAATGAGCGGAAACACATGCGAACTAAACGACCCTGCTAACTGTGGAGTACGAACTGATGCTTATCCCAACGCATTTTATACAAGTAATATATCTGGGTCAGAGCCGTCAATTCGTGGTCGCACTATTTACATTCCATTAAACAACTGGTTTAGTCTTAAAAGTCAAATGGCTTTTCCTTTAACATCTCTTCAGTACAATGAGTTGCACATTAATATTACATTTCGCCCAGTGAATGAAATGTTTCAGATTCGTGACGTAAAAGACTTGGCTAATAATTTTCCCTATATTGCTCCCAATTTCAACACATTCTACTCTCAGTTTTACCGTTTTATTCAGTCTCCACCAGACGTAGAACTTGGCATTAATTCATACACGGACACCCGCACTGATTGGAACGCTGACATTCATTTAAACTGTACTTATGCTTTTTTGGCCAATGAAGAGCGAGAACTGTTTGCTAAAAAGAAACAGGAGTATTTAATTAAACAAATTCACGAAACTACATTTCACAATGTTACGGGACCAAACCGTGTAGAACTAGATGCTATTGGAATGGTTTCCAACTACATGTTTTACTTTCAGCGAAGTGACGCTAATTTGCGAAACGAATGGTCTAACTACACAAACTGGCCCTATGATTTTTTGCCATATGACCTATCTCTTGCTCCTGACGAAACTACTGTAATGTTTCCAGATGGGGAATCTGCTACAGGAATTGGTCCTGGTCTAGAGCCAGATGGAACTCCGTCTGGTCTCATGATTACAGGACCGCTTGCCCCTTCCAATGTAAAAAATATCATGACAGAAATGGGAATTTTGATGGATGGTGAGTATCGTGAAAATCTCCAACCGTCTGGCGTGTTTAACTACATTGAAAAATATACACGAACACCTGGAACCGCTCCAGACGGGCTCTATTGCTACAACTTTTGCCTGAATACATCTCCATTGGATTTACAACCATCTGGAGCAATTAGTATGAGCAGATTCAACACGGTTGAGTTTGAGTTTAATACTATTATTCCTGCTTTAGACCCACTAGCACAGAGTCAAAATATATGTGACCCGTCAACTGGTGCAGTAATTGGCGTCAACAAACCAACGTGGCGTATTTATGACTATAATTTTGACATGCGAGTGTTTGAAGAGCGGTACAATACCGTGTATTTTTTGGGCGGCAATGTGGGTATGGCGTATGCTACTTAATTTATTTATTCTATAACTACATATTCTTACCAACTTTGCGTTTATATTCTTCTGTGTTTTGTTCATATTCAAACAAACTTGTTTTTAGTTTATCATTTTCTGCTTGAAGTTGAACGACATGTTTCCACATGTTTAATTCTTTTTCGGTTTTTGACAAACATGATTTTAAATGATTATTTTCTCCAGTTAACTCTGCAATTTGAAATTTTAAAGTTGGTTCGAGTCCATGTGTTCCTTGAAATATATTAGGATTTGCATAAAAGTAAGTCGGGTCTATTCTTTTTACATGTTCATTGTCAATATATTTTTCAAATAAATAAAGTGCATTCGGATTTTTAGCTAACAATATCCAATATACATTATCCAATTCTTCCAAGTAATGTGTTTCGACGATATGAATTAATTTAGTACTTCCGTATTGACACAAATTTTTAATTGTTGTATTTGTTGTGTTACTGTCAGTAGATGATGGGTTAAATGGCACACTCAACATTAGTTCAATAATTATTTCTGAATGCTGTTCAATATACAACATTGTATTTGGGTTTGAATTTTGTATTAATATTCCAATACCCCTAAGTTTATAGTGTTGAAGTGTTTTTAACTCTATTGGTATTGGTTGTTTTATTGATTTTAAACTCTTATAGGACTTATTATATTGATTTTCCAAGTTAGTTTGAAGAAAAGATAATAATTCGACTTGCATTGTGTTATATTTGACAACTTAATATAACCATAACCCAGAATTTAATTTCATTTTTAAATTAAAATGACAAAATAAATGTTATTTAGTTTGTTAGTTGGTTCATTAATTTCATAGTATAAAATTAATTTGTTTGTTTATATTTATGTTATTTTTTGGGTACAAACTAACATAAACAAAATAATATTGCATTATTATATGAAGTCTAAAAATAAGACGCGAAAACGAAAGCGTATCTTTGTAAAAAAAGATTTCGTATCAGGTGACGGTATGGTGGTAAGTCTTTGGGGACCAGCCATGTGGCACTCATTGCATACCATTAGCTTTAATTATCCAATAAAGCCAAGCAAATCAGACAAAAAAAACTATAAAGAATTTATAACAAGTTTAACACATGTTCTTCCATGCAAATATTGTCGAGATAACCTAGTAAAAATATTAAAAGTTTTACCCATGACCAGTGCAAGAATGAAGGATCGAAACTCTTTTTCTCGCTACATGTACTTGTTACACGAAAAAGTCAATAAAAACTTGGGGAAAAAGTCGGGACTTACGTACTGTGATGTTAGAGAACGGTATGAGCATTTTCGTTCAAGATGCAGTACAGATTTAAACAAGTCAAAGTCAAAGTCAAAAACTCATAAACATAAAAAAAACATAAAAACAAAAAAAGAAAAGGGTTGTACCGAGTCGCTATATGGAAAAAATGCCAAGTGTATAATCAAGATTGTTCCAAAAGAAGAAAAATGCAAGACATTTCAAATGGACAAGACATGTAAAAAAACAAGAAAATAAAAAATCAATGTGTTATTAATTCATGCCACACATTGTTATCAAGTCCATCAACTATATTAACAAGACAATACTTCTTATTCAATAAGAATCAAACCCATTTACTCCCCAATCTTTAAACTTGGATATATTGTTAGGATGAAACCGATTCTTTATCAAGTCTTCTTTAAACAGCATACAGTTTTGTGTCATTTGTTTATAATCATACTTAAATATATGTGGATTTTTATATAACCAATCCCACTTGATTTTATTTGGATTTTTTTCTAGCAACTGTATGGCTGACGGATTACTAGACAATATGTACCAATTTATTTTATCTGGATTTTTTTCTAGCAACTGCATAGCACCTTCTGACGGATTACTAGACAATTTATGCCAATCTATTTTATTTGGTTTTATTTTAAGAAACTGCGTAGCCCATTTTGACTGGTTAGAATACAAAGTTCCCCAATGTATTTTATCTGGATTTTTTTCTAGCAACTGCATAGCCCATTTTGACTTATTGTTAGACAAATACGTCCAATGTATTTTATCTGGATTTTTTTCTAGCAACTGCATAGCACCTTCTGTCGGATTTTCAGACAAATATTTCCAATCTATTTTATCTGGATTTTTTTCTAGCAATCGTATAGCACCTTCTGTCGGATTTTTAGACAAATACTTCCAATCTCTTTCATTTATTTTATTTGGATTTTTTTCCAGCAACTGTATAGCCCATGTTGAGTGATTGTTAGACAACCGATTCCAATCTATTTTATCTGAGTTTTGTTCTAGCAACTGCATAGCAATTTCAGAGTGATTGTAACACAAATTATTCCAATCTATTTTATCTGAATTCTGTTTTAACAACTGCATAGCACCTTCTGACTTATTGAAAGACAAATATTCCCAATTTATTTTACCTAAATTTATCCAATTTAATAAAGACATTGGTAATTCAACATTCATGATTCTTTGTAATATTCATTATACAACAAACAAAAAAATCATTTTTTCTTTTTATTTTTTTTTTTTGGCTTTTCTGCAACTGTAGAAATATTTTTAGCAAGGCCCAAGCTGATATGAGCAATTTCATCATCTGTCATGGGTTTATACTCTAAAACTCGTTTTTCCATGTCTGCGGTAGCTTGTTTTACGGCATACTCTTTTTGCTCTTGTTTTTTTGCTAGGTTTTCTTTCATGCGTTGTCTGGTATCTTCGCGTTGCATTGCAGCGTTCATTTTAGTTACATCCATACGCTGTTTTCCTTTACCTCCTGCTCCACCTTGGCCCATAAACTGCTTCATTAAAGCATTCATGTCTAAACCCATACCTGCCATCATTTCTTTAAGACCCTCCATACCTTGGGGCATACCACCTGCTCCTGCTCCACTAAATCCTCCAGGATTCATGGCCTTCATAATTCCCATAATTTCAGACTGCAATTCGGCTTCACTAATTTCGCCAGAATCCATTTTTGCCTTCATTTTGGCTCCGCACTTTTTCGCTACCTCCATCATTTTGGTAGGATTGTTCATAAACTTTTTAAATACACCAGTTGGGTCAGTCATATTTTCAAGGTCAATATCTAAATCCTTGGCCAACTCTTCTGCCATTTGGCCGATTTTACCCTTCATTAATGTTTCAAGATGCTCCTGCATGTTTTCAAAATTAAACTGGGGCTTTTTATCACTTTTTGTATTATTTTCTTCAGTCGAACTTTCGTCGGTATTTATCTCATGAGTTGTATCTGGAAACATATTTTGAATATTTTTCATTGTTTCTTGTAACTTAGTTTGAAAATCCTCGCTATCCATGTTCTCAAACATTTTTTCAGAATCTTGGCCCAGTTCATTCTTGTTTTTAATTGCACCCATGACTGAAATTGCAATTATCTGAAGATACTTCCAAATTGTAGATTTGGTTGCGTCGGAAATATCCGAAATCCAAAGAACCTTGAAGTCAATGTTTGGTAAAAATATTGTATTCACTTCCGAAGACTCTAAAAAAATGTCAGCGTTTTCGTACACAATGTCAAGAAAACGGTCAGGATAAACCTGCAAACAATGATCCCAGACCAGCTTACGATTTTGCTCGACTTCGGTTACGCCCCACCAGTCGGGCATGGTTAATTCGGGAAAAGTAGTGCATAAATCTTGAATAAATTGGGTAATGGTGTTTCCAATATCGGGCATTTCGGTTGATAATGAAGTCATTTATCCTTTTTATTATTAATGATTTTACTTGAGTGTTTTTAACTCATTTAGTTAGAAAATAATAGATATTTATTATTTTGTACACAAAGACATTCATTTTACACTATCACAAACAATTGTCATTGCTTGTAGAACTTCATTTAATTTATCACTATACTTATTTTTTATTTTTATATCATTTGGGTTTTCGCTAAAATAATTATTAATAAATGCAATCATATCTTCATGATTATTATATTTAGTAATATCAAGTCCAATATCAAGACTTAACTCTTTAGACAAATCGATTGACATTTGTTTAATATGTTCAGGTTGTTGATCCAAGATATTTATAAATTTATATGCATTAATTATTTGCACATTTTTATCTATATTTTTATCTATATTTAACTTTCTCAATATCATATTTTCTTGCCCTACGTTGCTTATCTTCTTTGTGCTGTTTAAAATTTTGTCAATTTCCATTAGGAAATTACCGTCTTTTTTTGTGCCGTTTAATTTTTCGTTAATATTCATTATTAGTATTATTACTATATTTGTCCTTATATAACTTTGTCTTTATTGCAATAAATAATTATAGAAATGTTGCTTCATAAATCTTGTCGAGAGTTGGTCTGTACGGAGCCTTGGTAAAATCGTGTTCACGACGCGTTGTCATTTTCGTCACCATTTCCTGCTCTAATGTATAAGGAAACTTGTGCCTAGCAGGAACACCAGCCCACTTGCTGGCTTCAGTTGGGTAGTACATTTCTAACGCAGCAGAACCAGTAACAACCATAGAACGGCGAACAAGTTCAAACGCAACAAATAAGCCCAAAACACCTAGCACAGAATTTGCATAAGCAAACAAGCAAAGTGAAGCCGTAGCAATCAAAATCTTTCCTATAGAAGTGTCGATAATAGTGGCTAAAGCCTTAGGTGGGTTAGAGCCAATAATTAAATATAAAGCAAACAATACAATTAACAAAGTTTGGGGAGACTTGTTCATTTTAATATGTGTTTATATTTTATATTTTTTTTGTTTTATGAGTTTTGTTAGTTCTTATATTAATATTATGAGTGATACGAAAATATCATTAAAAATGAAATATTAAATCTGTGCAACTTTTACCACATAAAATATAACAAACATAATAATGCTTGAATTTGTATTTAACACTCGTACAAAATTCATGCTAAACCATGGTAACAATTTGTACCGACTACGAACTGCAATATTGCAGGATTGTAAAACTATTATGCTAGCGTACAATGATTCAAATGAAACAAGTGACAACAATAATTGTTGGTTAAACGCACAACATGTAAAAGAAGACATTGAGTGGCACCGCAAGGGAGCTGTAATTATGTGGATGACAAGGTTTGTTAATAATGAGTTTTACATTTACGAACCAACCCATGAAGAGTATAATGAAGAATATAAAAAATTTAAGTTTTCAAATACAAAAGCTGTATTTGAAAATATTATGCGATTTGATATGGAAGATACAAAGATGAACATTGAATAATATAAAAACATTAAATTACTTGCTCATTACGTTTAAATATAGTTCATTCTGTGTTGTTGGATTTTTTGTCATTTTTTTATATTTTATAGATTTTTATTTACAACTAAACCGATTCTAAAATAATATGGGTAATTTCTGGGTCTAAGTTCAACGTGTTTAACGTGGTTAAATAATTCTGCCACTCAATATCTGTAATATTTAGTGTATAGTTGAACCACGTTTGTGGTTTACTGCTTAGTATTTTTTGATATTTATACCGAATAATATCAAATGTAAACCCCAACTCTTCCTTCATTTCTCGAATCACAGCATTTTCTACTGTCTCGTTTTGCTCCACGCTTCCCTTGGGACTACGAAATAAGTAATTCACTCCATCATCATCTTGAGTGTTGTTATAACATACGACCTTCAGCTCTTGCATTTTAGCAATTGGGGAATTATTAACTATAGTTATTCCAGTAATAAACACTCTTACAGAAATCTTTTGAAAAGTTGGTTTTGGATTTACAAGGTATTTTTTCATGACGAGTTTAGCAAGCATATTCATATCAGAGTTTAATTTAAACGAAATCATATTATAATCCATTGTTAAAATTGAACAAATTAAAGGTTGTGTATAAATAACATGTGCTAAATCTCGGTTACTAAAATCGGCATTAACTAAACTATGTTGTTTTCGAAACTTGTCAAGAAATATGTTATCATCATGCATGGATAAATTACCAAAATCTTGGATAAGATTTGTTTTACACATGTGTTCAATAATAGGTTTACATTTATTTACATATTCTTGACTATTTTCCATAAAATTATAAATAAACTCTTGATTTTTAAATCCAGGGTTTACAATAACTAAATGTTCATGTGGTTGTAAACAATTAAATAAATTGCGAATATAACTAAGAAAATTTAGCATTATTTTTACTATTCCAAGTTAATTGTTATATTTATAAATCATTTTTTTTAAAATTGATTGTTATTTTTATAAATTACTTACAAGTCCATGCTTACGGTATTTTTGTCAGACTTTGACTTGCGAGGCTTTCTCGGTTTTTTTTTTGCCATGGATGGAGTAACAGAATTAGAGTCGCCACTAATCTGACTCATATTGTCATCGTCATGAGCTTGAGTTTGTTGTTCAGGTGCAACATTAATGGTTCTTGTCTTCATACCCGAAAGCAAATTACTAACATCAGATGGGCCACGCATTTCTGGTCTAGCTTTGCGTTCACTTCGCTCTTGTGGTTCGCCCAAAGCCAAGTTCATAGCTGAGTTATTTGCCATGTGTTGCTGAGATGGAGCAACATTTCTTGGACCAGGAGGCATACGTTCTCTGTCTCTTCCTACTGGTTGAGGAGCATTTCGGGCTTGAACTCCACGGGCTGCTGCTAAATCAGGACGATTATTGTTACCACCGCGATTTAGAGGTGGAGGCTCAGCATACTGTCCTTGAGTAGGCATGGGTGGAGGTGGTCCACCTGGTCTTTGACCTTGACCTTGACCTTGATTGGATTTTTGATTAGCACCTTGGTTTGTTATTCCGCTCATAAAATTGCCGATACCAGGATTGTTTTGCCCCATAGTATTAACAGCCGCATTCTGAAAAGACCGCATGAGCTCAGGATTTTGTCTAAAGATATCGTCCATGCCAGGTGCGGCAGTCTTGAAGATTTTATTGGACAAATTCACCATAAAAGCACTTCCGCCCAGTTGAAAGAGCAACTTTAGTTCGGGAGCAATATTGCCACGACTCTGGTATTTGTCATACAACTCGCCAAATATATCGTCATAATCATCAATATTTTCATCAACCTGGTCTCCCCAACCATCCAAGTTTATGTCACAAGGATCAAACTTATTATTAAGATACTCAACACCATTAATAAGCATCTTCATGCATCCTGCTTGAAACTTTACTGACGATTTTTTTGCCGTGTCTTCCATAATAGCATCATATTCGTTCTTCACCTCGTTAAATGGCGATTCCATGGTATATTTTTTTAACAACTGTAACTTTCCCTTGCTCTTTCGCTCCATTTCCTCAAGTTTACGAATCATGTAATACTGCAACTTTTCCTGATCGTTCTTACTCATGGGGTTATTATTGCTAGAAGCATAATTAGACGAAGGTGCCGAGGTTGAGGGCATTTCACCATACTTGCCATAATTGTCCCAAGTTTGCCCTGAACCCATGTTGGATGTTGCTGACCCAAGGTCAAGAGGTACATCGTTGTCTTCATCATTGATGTTCAAGTGAACACTAACATCATCGTCACCTAATGCAGTGTCATTAAACGATACGCCACCGCCACCATTACGGCCAGACGAGCCTTGATAATCGTCGTCACCCTTTAAATCGTTCAATTCTCGCTCCAAATCATTTAAGTCAGACAAATCAATATTGGCATTTCCTTGTTTATCTGAGTGAGATTTATTCATGAGCAACTCTACTCCACCCCCGAAATTAGAACTGGATGTTTCGTTTAAATTTGAAATATCTATTATTTCCGCCATGGTTATAGATATAAAATAGTATTCATTTACTTTTTTTACGCAACTAAAAAAACATTTTATTTGCCTATATTGGGTTAAAATAAGTATTTTATAAACTCATTAGCGTATTACTCATTAACATTTTACTCATCCATGCCCGTAATTTCCACGGGTTCGCTTGCAGAGATATCCTCTGCATACTGTGCTTGCTGTTCAACCAGTCCGTTGATTTGCTCTTGCTGCTGCAACATATCTGATTCAAGTTTAACAACTCGGTCTGTAATACCAAATTGGTCTTTTAGCTGTTGCTTTAAAGAGATAATATTTCCCGCATTTTGCTGAGCAAGAATCATGACATTATCGGGATTGCTAGTGTCGTAATCTTTGTATTCGTCTTCTTTTTCATCTGCAGATACATTGTCAGTTGACGACGTCACATCTTCAAGTCCTTCAACTAAAGAAAATCTAAATATTTTTTTGAAAAATCCATAAAATGAAATAACAACTAACATAGTGAAAAATCCAATTAAAAAATGTAAAAACTGGTTTTGAAAATAAAACATGTTAATATTATTTATTATACAATACCATTATATAATATAAATGTAATAATTGTTGAAAAAATGAATATATATAAAATTAATGTTTTAATAACAAAAACATGAACATGAATGTAGAGTTACCCATGTGTTTATTGAATTGGATAAGTAAAAATAAAATAGATTGGGGAATGTTGTCTGCAAATCCGTTAGCAATACAGTTGTTAGAAAAGAATCAAGATATAATTGATTGGAGCGGGTTGTCTAGAAATACGTCAGAAGGTGCTATGTGGTTGCTAGAAAAAAATCCAGATAAAATAGATTGGTTTTGGTTGTGTAAAAATCCGACAGAAGGTGCTTTGCAGTTGCTTGAAAAAAATCAAGATGAAATAGATTGGTTTTGGTTGTGTGTAAATTCGTCAGAAGGTGCTATACGGTTGCTAGAAAAGAATGAAGATAAAATTGATTGGCATCATTTGTCTAGTAATCCGTCAGCAATGCGGTTGCTAGAAAAAAATCCAGATAAAATAAATTGGGAGAATTTGTCTGAAAATCCGTCAGCAATACAGTTGCTAGAAAAGTATCCAGCAAAAATAAATTGGTGGAATTTATCTAGAAATCCGTCAGAAGGTGCTATTTACTTGTTTGAAAAAAATTTAGATAAATTAAATCAAATAAACATCTGGAGTAGTATTAATGGTTGGAATAATTTGTGTAGAAATTCGTCAGAACGTGCTATGCAGTTGCTAGAAAAGAATATAGATAAAATAGATTGGCGATGTTTGTCTACAAATCCGTCAGCTATGCAGTTGCTAGAAAATAATCTAGATAAAATAAATTGGGGTGGTTTGTCTATAAATCCGTTAGCTATGCAGTTGCTAGAAAAAAATCAAGATAAAATAAATTGGAGTTTCTTATCTAGAAATCCGTCAGCCATGCACTTGTTAGAAAAAAATCCATATAAAATTGATTGGGAAAGATTGTCTAGTAATCCGCATATATTTAGGTATGATTATGAACAAATGAAACAAAACTGTATGTTGTTTAAAGAAGACTTGATGAAAAATAGGTTTCATCCTTGCAATATACCCAAGTTTAAAGATTGGATGATAGATGGGTTTGAGTTAAACAAAGATTTTTAATGTAATAATTGTTGAAAAAAGTAATAAATTAAAAAATAATTATAAAAAGATGAAACAAAACTGTATGTTATTAAGAAGACTTGATGAAAAATAAGTTTAATCCTCGTAATCTTCCCTTACTAAATAAACCATTTTTTTACTTAAATGAAACTTGTCCTTGTTTGTTAGTCGTCGCTTTAAATTACATTCTAAACAAGCAATAACTACATTATCTTCATTATGACCAAGCGTATTATCTATTCGGTCAAGAGTCCATTGTTTTGGTTCATAAACATATTCATACAATACTGAAACATGTGCTTCACAATAAAGACAAATTAATTTTGATTCACATAATAACTGAATTATTTTATCTAAACTAACAAACGCATTAATATTGTACTTATTTTTCAAAATATCCTGAGATTTGTAACTTGATCTTTTTATTTTTAATAGTTTTATTATTTCTTGGCAAAAGTAATTGTGTGTGTTTGATTTTGCTTTGCTTAAAACATTATTTCGCAACTGCATTAACAACCCGTGTTGAAACTCAGTTGTATTTTGATTTGGTAAAAAAATCCATGACCTGCTTCCAATTTTAGTTATTTTATCCTTTTCAACCTTTTCTTTTTTTACTTTAACCACATTCCATTTAAATAATGGAATAGTGATTAATTTTGTATCATTTTCTTTAATATTTTGTGTTATTTGGTCAGTCATGTTATTATTACTTTGTATATATTTAAAAAACATTATTATCTGATTTTTACTCAAACCCATCTATCATCCAATCTTTAAACTTGGGTATATTGCAAGGATGATACCGATTCTTCATCAGGTCTTCTTTAAATAACATACAGTTTTGTTTCATCTTTTTATAATCATAAGTGAATATATACGGATTTGATGAAAAGGAATACCAATGAATTTTATCTGTATTTTTTTCTAGCAACTGCATAGCACCTTTTGAGTTATTCATTGACAAACAAGACCAATCTATTTTATCTGGATTTTTTTCTAGCAACTTCATAGCACCTTCTGACTTATTAAAACACAATCCAGACCAATTTATTTTATCCAATCTTTAAAGTGTTTTTAACAAACTGTTTGCAGCTGCATTTGCTTCATTTGCTGCATTTGCTTCATTTTCTAAAATGATATTTTGTCCTTTAATGTGTGTAATGTATTCTTGAATCAAGTTAAATGTGGTCATGCTAAGCTCGGATATATTAACGTTAATGCCTGAGTTGCTGTCGTTAAGTAAGTGAGGCTCGTTGGTCTGAATTATGTTTTTTATGTGAATATGAATGTTTTTTGGCTGTTTACTAATGAATTTTGTCATATCGGTGAGTTGATTAAAGTGGGCAAGTCGTAACTTAAACTCGTCTGCGTCTTGGTTTGACTTTATTTCAGATTCGGTTAAAATATGTGTTTCGCCATTGGGATATGAAGATGATTCAGAGTTCTCAGAGTTCATATCTTAAGTTACTTTATATTTAAATGATGGTTTTATATTATTTATTGTAAATAACTAAAAAGAAAAAAAACATATATAGTAAATAAGTATAATAATGGATGTACTTTCAATGATTGGAATTAACGACGAGGGTGGATATAGCATTAAGTCATTTTTAGATAAAGGTCCTTTAAAAACACTTGTTGGAGGTGGATCAAACCAGTCTAATTTATCGATTCCGTATGGACTGTATTCGTCCAACACACTCGACTATAAGGATGATAATAGTGACAATAACAATGATGATATTGAAGATTCGTATGGCAACCAAGATGACGACGGTGTGGTGGATGACGACATTTATGATAATTTACTGGCTTTAATGGATGCTGAAAACCAACCAACAACAAATGATGTTGAGCCAAATTCCATTGAACTTATTGTAGCAGAAATTTCAACTGAACCAAGTACATTAAAAAAGAAAACATTGAACAAGTCAAGAAAGCATAAAAAGTCCAAGTTTATCATTCAAAAAACAACTAAAAAAAATGCAAAAAAATCACATCAAAATAATAAAAGAAAAAAAACAAGACGAAAATAAACTAAATATTAAATGTATTATATTTAATAATATCTGAATTTATGTATTCAGATATTTTTACATTTTCAACATTTGGTCGTAGTAGTGCAATGAGATATGATCATGCAAATGATTCACTTGTTCAAAGTATATTTGACAGAGAAAGAAAATCCGAAATTCCGTTGGTAATTGAAGAATATATGAATCGGCAACGTGGTGGTAAACCTAAACCAAAGGGTAAATTATTTCGTAATGTACGTAACCATGATAAACTGTGGTATAGAATTGGCACTTATTCAAACAAAGAACTGTTGCGACAATTGCATGTTAACAACATAAATATTGCAGAATTGAATGCAACCATAAAACAAGAACAGAATTTACATGAAATCTAAAAAATAAAAAGTTGCGGTTTTTTTACAATAATAACTTAATCATTGATAATAATCAAGACATTATGGATGATTTCAACCTGAGTACTTTGCACGAGTCCAAGTCCGAGTGGGCGGGGCGTCTCATGACAATTCTTACTCCCTTGGTGATTGAGGGACTGCGTTCCATCTTTAACGAATCTGTAAAATTGTGCGTACAAAATGACGAGTCAGCCAAGTATCTCATGAATTTTCAAAACTCGCTCGGCCAAATTCACAAGTGGGGAAATGCAACGGTTGAGTCAGAGCGTAAGCGCATGATTGAGCGAAGTGGATGTGCTTATTTAGACGATATGGTGACATGTGTACACATTGTTCAGCTTAAGATTTTAACCGCTATGCGTGTGGGAAGCAAGCAAAAGAAAATTAACATTGATATTCCTAAACTTGACGTGTTTATTCATAATATATACATAAATACAGCTCGTAAGGTTTACAACAATGTGTACTTATACGACACATCGGTTAACCCTTTGCTTGTGCAAAAAAATCATCGAGAGTTGGAGATAATTATTCAAGAGTGTATTTTAAACACAATTCGTCAGAGTATTCCTGTGGAAACAATCTTAAGAGCGTACATGGACGAAACGGTGGAGGAAGAGGTGACGGAGGAAATTCAGGAGCAGATTGTTCCTGCGACAGAACCAGTAGTTGATTCAGCTGTGGACAATATTCCGACTTCAACAAACCCAGAATTAACAGAACTACGTGAAATGCAAAAAATGCTAGCAGAAGAGCCAACTGTAGAGCCAACCATTATTCCCGAGACACCTGTTATATTGGAACCTGCTGTGGATCCTATTATGGTTGATATAACTCCTCTTTCGCGTCCTGCATCTTCTGAAAACTTAACGCTAAGTGCTGGGGCTGATGTTGATGAACCTTTTAAATTAAACCTTGGTTCTGATGTTGATACAAATGATTCTGTGCAACTAGATTTTGAAGATATGTAATTTAACTTTTATTTAAATATTGTAATATAATAATGTTTAATCCAGGAGTGAATAATCCTCCAGCTGATGATACCCCTGATACCCCATTAATCATGTGTTTTAAAGAACATAGTCAAATATTATGTATGAATACACATAATAATCAAGAAGAATACATTACAGTTCAAAATTTACAAGTGGGAACTTTGGTAAAAACTGGGTGTGATGGATTTAAGGCAATTGTAAACATGACCAAATCATCAATATTTAATAAAAATGTTAATGACCAAAGTAAAATTAACAAACAGCAATTATATTGCTGTTCAAATGAAATCTATGACGAGCTGTTTGAAGATTTAATTATAACTGGAAGTCATTCCATTTTAGTAGATTCAATTACAGATGAACAGAAAACTGAAATAATTAATTTTTTCGGAAAAATATTTGTGACTGATAAAAAATACAGACTTCCAGCATGTTTAGATGAACGAGCAAGTATGTATGAAGAAGAAGGAGATTTTTTAATTTATCATTTTGCATTAGAAAATGAGTGTATATATTCAAATTACGGTGTATTTGCAAATGGATTGCTGGTGGAAAGTGCAAGTATTTATCATTTAAATACATAAAATTAGTATTCATATTCTTCTTCTGTTAAAAGAATTTCTTTTTTTTCTGGAATCTCTTCAGTTTCTTTATTTTTTTTACTTTTATTCTTTTTAGGTTTTGAATCAAGCTTTACTTTGACCTTTTTTTCAGTTAACGATTTAACTTTGACATGATTTTGTACAAAAGGAACTGGACTGTTACTTGCAACAGTACTTGAATCATCATCATCATGATTTGATTCGTCACTGGTTACTACAAAATCATCCTTGAGATATCCCGACTTGGTTTTCATGTGAGTTGGTATGTTAGCCAACTCGTCTTCCTCCATTAAATCCTCCAGAGCTGTTGTGGCTAAATCTTCATTTTTACCAAACAATTCAGTTTTTATTTGTTTCCATGTATCCACGGTTAAATCTGTCACAACTCCATTTTTAAATCCAACTAGCAATGCGTTTCCTAAAAGTAAGACTGGGCTCGCTGAATTTGTCGGAGGAAACTCGTATGTGTTAGCAGATGTTGCTTTGCCCTGAGTCTTGCCATACATACACACTGTATAAACAATTTCAGAAACTCTAGCTGACCATGTCCCAAAGCATCCAAATCCTGTGGCCGACTTGAATCCGCACTTTTTAAACAACTTTTCCTCAGTATACTCTTTAATATGGTAAGGGGTTAAGGTGGCATTCTTGTTGACAATAATTACTTTTAATGAAGACATTATTGAATTTGTTATGTTTACTACTATGTTAGTAGAGATGTTTTTAACTCATTTTTTATGTTATTCAATTGGTTTTTTTAAAATCTGAACTAGGAGTTAAAACATATTTATCTTAAAAATGAAATAATAATATCGGTACTAAGATAGTACCAAAGAAAACTATGAATATAAACGTACCAATGTGTTTATTAAATTGGATAAATCAAGATAAAATAAATTGGCAATTTTTGTCTCTAAATTCATCGGAAGGTGCAATGCAGTTACTAGAAAAGAATCCAGATAAAATATATTGGCCAAACTTGTCTATGAATCCGTCAGAAGGTGCTATGCAGCTGCTAGAAAAAAATCCAGATAAAATAAAGTGCTCATGGTTGTCTAAAAATAAGTCAGAATGGGCCGTGCGGTTGCTAGAAAAAAATCCAGATAAAATAAATTGGAAAAAGTTGTCTGCAAATCCGTCAGCTATTTGGTTGCTAGAAAAGTATCCAGAAAAAATAGATTGGGATGAGTTTCCTATAAATTCGTCAGAAGGTGCTATACGGTTGCTAGAAAAAAAAATAACAATAAATTGGACTGATTTGTTATTAAATATATTCAAATGGAGAATTAGATAAATCTTTAGATATTTCTGTTGACATTTTATTGTTTTTTGTTAATACTTGTAGTATTTGTGATTTGCTTTATTCAAGAAATAAATTTCATTTTTTTTAATTTATTATTATTTTTTTTTTTACTTTTTTTATTTTTTATACAATTTCGTATTCTTGGATGATTTTTTCAATACGAGGACAAAACTGCATCTCGTTCAAGATTCTGTGCTTTTCCTTTTTAATATGCTCAATACGCTGAGACCACCAGTCTTCTCTAACTGCTTGGGCCATAATTTCGTACGATTTATCAAAGTCATTCATGTCTAGTTGCACATAAGCACGACTATCTACGTAATCAGCCACATTGGGACAGCCATAGTAAAAGCACAAACACTCGCACAATATGGGTTCCCACAGTTTTTCTGTTACATAATTAACCTCGTAGTTGTTTTCGCACATAAAATAGTACTTGTACGGAAGATATCCCATACTCTTTTTTGACATGGGAAGTGAACCTTGGTATCCAAGAAATTTTCCAAAGTTGGTTTTGCTAAAAATTGCTAAAGTAAACCCTTGATTTGTTGCTTTTTCATCAACCATCATTTCTCGTTGTTTAGTCTCGATGTAATTTAAAAAGTCAACCCGATGAATATGGCCTGGGTCGTAATACTTGGAACTGCAAATACATGCAACCGTGTCGTGTTTTACATTATCTACAGTGGGTTGAGACAGTTGATTGTAGTTTAATTCAAGTTGCCAGTAGATGTTCATGCATTCTGTTTTAAAGTTAGCCGACTTTCTTCCAATTACTTTCAAGAATCTGCGTTCGTCAGGGTTTGCCCATGCTCCCCACGTTTTTGTTCCCCAGTTGCACTTGGGGTCGTCGACCCACGGCTCCATCTGTAATACAATTGTTTTTTCGGGAATAAAATACTCGTTATCTCGTGGTTTGTTAACAATAACATAGTAATCAATGCGGTCATTATCCCATGTAAACTCAATGTCATTCCAAATAAAGCCATTTTCACTATTTCTTTGGCTCATCACAGACCATTCCTCACACAATTTCTTTGATGAGCACCAATTTCCAATCATTTTAACACGCAAACGACACGATGTTGAAATTTGAATTACATCTTTAAGAGCCATGTACGCATTGTATGCTTCGGTTTTTACATAGATTCCATCATTATTTCCAAAGTAATTTGACACAAGTAAGTTATTCACATTGCTTTTTAAAAAGTGCAATGTATTGAACGCAAGACAATCTGGGCGACTTTGTACGAGTTTTTTCAACTTAGATATAGGAACATGAATCTGACCCAAGTCATAGTTTACTTGGTCCATCTTTGGGATAAACACAAAGTCGGGGTCTTTCACGTCAGAACGTTGTAATGACATTGAAACACCCGTATTTTGAATATCTGTGTCTATTTTCGCACCAGCCTCATTCCACACACTAAAGCATATTTGTGGGACACATTCTTGTATGTTTAAGTTGTTCATCTTTTTAATAATATAATCAATGCCATGCTTGACACCATTGGCCTCTATATATTCAACCAACTTTTGTGCTCCTACCTTGTTGATACTATACATAAAAAATCCACCAATGTATAAATTCTTATTATATGGCTGTACTACTGGTGCTATTGTAGTTGTACAATCTTGATTGTAAATGTTAGAAAACTGTTTGCGTTGTTTATTAAACATGTGGTAGCCTAAAAATACCATATCTGTGGTTACCATGGCATTATGTGTTTCAGCCAGTTTGTCTTTCATGTTGTCGGCAAACGTAACATCATCCTCTAAAATAATGTAAAAATCGTGTTCGGGGTCTGTGAGCAATTGCTTCCACATGTTAATGTGACTAAGAGCACATCCAATAACTCCCTTGCGATTTCCAAAGTCGTTGCCATGAAACATGTCGATAATTTCGTCGGTTGTTTCTAACTTTAATCCGTCGACTGCTTCGACAAACTCGTACTCGTTTGTTGCATAACCCTGTTTTTTTAACTTTGCTTCTACATTTATCTTTCTGTCTTGGCGACGAGACAAGTTGATAATTTTTATAGCGGGTGTTTCTTGAATGTTCAAGGTAATATTTGTGTTTGTTTGAATTTTATTGGTTGGTGAAACTGGTGTTATATGATTATAATTTGGTGAAACTGGTTGATTTTCAAATGACGTAATGCGAATTTCACTTTTGCATTCTGTTAATTTTGTGTTAATTTTATCAATACAATAAGTCGGATTATTTTCTAAAAAAGTTGGGTCATTTGTTTTTAGCTGAGATAAAATCGTTTCGATGGTTTGTTTTGCATCATTGGACACACTATGTGTTGTACTGGGGTTTTCGTATTGTTGGCTAGCATGAAATTGGCTCTGACTGTTTAGTTGGTATGCGTTTGGAATACTAGTATTGTCTTTATCTTTAGTTAAACGTCCAGTATGAATATTGGTTATTTTGTTAAAAAATCCACTCTTAAACCCAGCCTTTTCATATTTATTGGAGTACTCACGTTCAAAAAATGTTACATCTGTGTTAAAGTTTCCTAAGTCTAAAATTGTGGCAGTTTCCATGATTGACGGTCTAAAACTAAAATGTGGCCAGTAATGACAGTTGGGAGCATTTACGCCTGAATTCTCCTTGAAATTCTGCATACAAAAATCCGATATGTCTTTAAGATATTCGTGACTGACAATATTGTATGCATCAATGGTTTCGCCATAGGAACGGTTAAATAACATTTGTTTGACTTTATTTTTTTGAAAGGCTGGGAGTAAAAGACCGTCGATTCCGTGTGTTATATACGAACCACAGTTAAAAAATAAAAAATCGTCCTCCATATGAATCCAGTATTTTGGCTTGCGTTTTTTTAGTTCGTCCCAAATAATATTCATGCTTTTTAAATGCCCTTTTTCTTCAGGGGTTTTTAAATAAAAATTAAGCCAAGGATACAGTCGCTTCATGTTTATTCTGTCTTCTTCCGACGAGTTGTCATCTACAACAAACCAAGTATCAATACGACTTACATCCGTCCACGTATTTAAAATCGAGTTTATAGTTTGAGTAAAAAGGTTAAATCGCTTGCATGTTGTAAACGTAATCATAATTTCTGGAAACAATTCATTTGCATTATCTTTTAGTTTATGCTTTTTATACTTTGTAAGAGACGGTTTAGCTTTTTCTAAAAGCAGTTGAAAAATTGTGCATTCATTAATCGTAATACCTTCGCGAGCTGTGCCACCACACTTTTTCTCTAATATCTGCACTATGTTGTGAAAAAGAGCAACTGATTCTTTTACATTTGGTTCTTCACGCATTTGGTCTTGGTAAAAAATCATATTGTTGAGTGTTATGTTCATTTTATACTGGGGCAATTTGTGTGCTGTAGCAATCTTTTTAATGCTTTCGTACCCACTCGCTAAATTTTTGCTCCAATAACAACTAATAACATTAGTATAATCCATGACTTCCGTGTATAAATACTCTTTAACAAACAACTTGTTATCTAAGTTTATTTTATGGTAGTTTTTTTGAATTTGAGTATAAGTCATGTCTGTTAATAAATGCATATTCTTGCCGCAAAACAACTCCATTAATGTAATTAATCCATCAAATCGTTCATTATCATATTCGCTTGACTTTTGGTAATAAAAAACGGATTTTTCAAAGTCTTTCTTTAAATTATCATACATATCTCCTAGTGTAATGCACGCAAAATACTTTTCCTGTGGCCAATTTTGTCTTGTTAGCACATTTTCATACCACTCGATTGCCTTGTTTACGTTTCCAGCGTCTTTATAACTTTGAGCAAGGTAAAATGCGTAGCGGTCACACAATTGTTTGTCGGGTTCAATAGCCATTTCTTTTTCAAATGTGACTGCGTCTTTGCTATACTTTTCAACTTGGTTGCACTGCTGACTTCTCGCTCCAAGTCTTCCCGAGTCAATGTGATAGTCGCCCTTGAGAATTATTTGAGAACCACATGAACCCTCCATTTCAGTCAAATACTCATGCAAGACACCGACATACTTCCATTTTTTACGATTGTTTACAAGCAAGGGACGTGTATATGTAAACCCTTTTCCAAACTGCAAGTGATATTTGTCTACATTCATTGGAGACGGAACTTTAAAGTTACCACAAATGGTATCATCTGCATCAAAGATAAAAAGGTAATCTGTTTTGTTAAATGCTTTCTCTAAAGCTTCACTTCTGCTTTTACCAAAGCCCTTCCACTCACATTTATGCATTTCGCCTTTTATTTTTTTATTGGCAAAAAATAATTCAATAACTTGGCGAGTTGCATCGGTTGAACCTGTGTCGCAAATGACCCAGTAAGTTAATGGAATATATTTAAGCAAGTTATTTAAAGTTTGAATAATAATGTGAGCCTCATTTTTGACAATCATATTTAAACATATTGACTGGGTTTTGATCATTATCTTAATGTTAATAATAAATTATATATGTTTTTATATTGTTTAACGCAATTTTGTAACTTTTAATTTTAAACTTGATTAAATTCTTTACCAACATACATAAATAAATGATTTGGAACAATTATAATTGTGTCATCTTTTTTCCAAAAACTTTCACCAATTTCTATTTTATTAATAGCTGTTTTTGCATTTAGCTTTTTTAAGAATTTTTTTATTTTTTTTCTGTATTGTATTTGGTTATTATATACAAAATAATGCCCGGTTGTTAAGTTTAAAACTATATTCATTGTTGTCTTGTGTGGGTGTTAAATTAAAGTTTTAAACAATTCATTTTTATAAAACAATTAATAAACATATTTTTACAAAACAATATTGTGGTAAAGTAATATGACAAAAAAATATACATGTAAAAAACGTGGAGGAGAAAGATATAATAATCCCAAACTATTTCCCCACGATATTAAGTACCAAGATATTATTAACAATGCAAATAATTTAACTGAAATTGATCCACACAACATTAGCAATTTTGCAGTGAATCACGTTTATTATTTACATAAAAACGGTAACATGAATTATAGCAAATATCGCGTTAAAGATATAAATTCCAAAAATAATACAATAACTATAGTTCCCGCTCTTGCAAAAGGTAAAAAATATGGTTTTGTTGTTCCATCTGTATGGAACATAAATAAATTTGATTATGCGTATTTAGTGGATAATGATAAATTAAGACGAATAAATACTAATACACTCCGCAATGTAAGCATGGGATCTATTGCAAGTAAAACTACAACACCTGCTCAAAAAAAAACTCTGGGTCACCCAAACATTAGCCGACACATAGAATCGTTTTTAGGCGGCAAAACTAAACATCGTCGTAAAAAAAACAATTTTCGTCGTAAAGTAAAAGGCAAACGAACAAAACGTAAAAAAACAATATAAAAACAACATTATATGTATAACCAATAAACATGATTTCTGACAATAACACAAACGAAATAAAAGTAGATGATCAAGATGTTAAAGACAGTACATTTATACCAGAATCTATTCAAAACTTTGATGAGCTGGATATTCCATGCGATTTATTACGTGGTATTTTTGGATATGGATTTGAAAGTCCTAGCCCGATTCAAAGCACAGCAATTTTACCCATAATTGCAAAACGTAATTTAATTGCTCAAGCTCAATCTGGGACTGGCAAAACCGGTGCATTTACAGTTGGGTGTCTTGCTCTCATTGATTTAAAAATTAAACAAACTCAAGTTTTAATTCTTTCACCAACCAGAGAATTAGCAGGACAAATTGCTGAGGTAGTAATTAAGATTGGTGCCATGATGTCTGGGCTACACGTTAAAACTATTATTGGCGGTACGCATATTCGCGACGATGCTCTTAACTTAAAAAATATGGTTCCCCATGTTATTGTTGGATGTCCTGGGCGAGTGCATGACATGATTGGTCGCAAATACATTAACTTAGTGGGACTTAAACTTATTATTTTGGATGAGGCTGATGAAATGTTATCAATTGGTTTTGAAGATCAAGTTTACAATATTTTTCAGTGTTTACCAGAGTCTGCTCAAGTTGCTTTATTTAGCGCCACATTGCCACCCAACATATTACGGTTGTCTGAAAAGTTTATGCATGATCCTGTAAATATTAGCGTGGCTCCCGAAAAGTTATCTCTTGATGGTATTAAGCAGAACTATGTGTTAGTACATGATGACCAGCAAAAGTACGATACAATAAAAGACCTATATCAAAATATTTCCATGGCACAGTGTATTATTTACTGCAACACAGTTAGTAGAGTTACTCACCTCTATGAAGCCATGACCAATGATTCTTTTCCTGTTTGTTGTATTCATGGAAAACAAGAAAAAGCAGATCGAGATAAAGCATTTCAGGCTTTTAAATGTGGCGAGTGTCGTGTGCTTATTTCCTCAGACATTACTGCACGTGGGATTGACGTTCAACAGGTTAATATGGTTATTAACTTTGATGTTCCGTCAAACATGCAGACGTATTTGCATCGCATTGGGCGTAGTGGTCGATGGGGACGCAAGGGAACTGCAATTAATTTAGCGACAAAGCGGGACAAGTTTTTGCTGGAGGATTTAGAGGGATATTATTGTTGTCAAATTGGCGAACTTACAGATGAGTTACTTAACAATAAAATATAATATGGAACCGTTTAAAATTATCACCATCTGTATCAGGTTTAATTGAAAAAATGATTTTTGTTTATTCTACAATGATCATTACAAAGAATTATGAATGTAAAATTACCAATGGGTTTATTGGATTGGATAAATCAAGATAAAATAAATTGGAGAGAGTTGTCTTTCAATCAGTCAGAAGGTGCTATTCAGTTGCTAGAAAAAAATTTAGATTGTTTTTATGAAATTTAGTTATAGTTATATCTCTACTCATCAGACAAATTTAACTCACGCTCACAATAGAGTTGAATCTTGTCTTCTTGCTCTATCTGAGAAATCAGTGCTAACTTTCTTTCACTTGATTGTTTTAATAATATTCTGAACTGGTTAATTCGATTATCACGAGATTCTTTTTGAGATTGGAGAAGAAGAGAACGCGCACGTATTCTTGCTTGCTCAATACGTGCTTTTTGACGCAGGTTAAAAGCTTCACGATCTATTTCATCTTTCTCTAACTTTCGCCTTACTGCTAAAGTAATCCTATTTTCTGCATAGTAAGCCTTAGCATAAGCTTTTGCATGTGCTCGGTCATATACAGTATCATGGCTGGTATGAATATGACCTTTGGCTCTACGTACCTTTTTTGGACATGTTAATGTAGTAAGTATTGGTATTGGTTGACGCGTTAACCTAGTAAGCATTGGTATTGGTTGCGACATCTTACTATTATTGATAATAATGTATAATTCATAAATGGCTTACTTGTCATGATTACAAATCATTTTTTTTTACCTTGTTTTTTTTTAAGTGCGAACAATCTGTTCCATATTATTCATAGCTTCCAAATTTGCAATTGTGTTTTCAATGTTCGTCTGCTTCGTGTTTGTATACAAGTAATCTGTGTGAGGTGAATGCTCATTTTTCTTAATTTGACCATAAATATGATGAATATTATTTACAAAATGTTCAAGCTGTGGTTTGTTGGAGATTAACGGAGTGCTCATACTTGGCATCGTGGGTGACGACATAAGCTGAACCAGAAAATACATGAGATACCGATGCTTCTTATAAGAAGTTGACGTATATCTGGTTGTAAATAGAGTTAGAGATGCCCTGACGATGGTCTCAATAATCTTATGGTTTGTTTTACAACTGGCTTCGGTAAAAAAAGCGTCCCAAATCATCCACACAATATCTTTTTGAAACTTTAATTCAATTAAATTTCCAATAAACCCTCTACGTTGACATTTGCACACATTTTTTTCCAGTACTACTTTTTGCTCAAACTCCATTATCCACTCCATCCAGTAACACGCATCTCGCACATTACCTTTATCCAGATGATACACAAACTCGTTATAAGCAACAAATAATTCCTTTGGGTCTTTTGCTTGAAACAGTTCTTCAATGTAGTTTGTTTCTTCCGCACACAACTTGTCCTGCATAGCATCCATTTCAAAGTCAGCGTAAACCAGTTTAATGGGATTAATTGAATGTGCTTTGTTTGACCCACATAAAACACAAACTAGTTCGCAAAAAACCTTTCGTATCTTAATATTGTTTCTCGCTGACAATTCCATGTCTTGGAACCCTGTATTCATGAGAGTTTTAAAATCCAAATAGCGTTTTTTTAAGTAGATGCAGAGTTTGGGATTGCTTGTCTGAATATATTGAAAATAAAACACAATCATAATTTCCCACAAATCGTCATAGTGCCCCGCACATACTAACTCAGCGGACCAGTAGCACGAAGCCTCATACTTGGACTGGGCTAAAGCATTAATAAGTTTTTTTTTTACATCTGTCTTTTTAAAATCAGAAAAAGCTATACCACGAAAATCCGACTTTACTCTAACATCATTAATGGATGTATCCACCTCAATTACCATGTCTTCTTCTTTTTCTTCTTTTTCTTCTTTTTCTTCTTTTTCTTCTTTTTCTTCTTTTTCTTCTTTTTCTTCTTTTTTTTGATACACTTCTTTCTGATTCATAATTGTTTTGTGTTATTTTTTATATTGATTTTATTTTTTAGTTTTTAAATATTAATTATTAATTTAGTTTAATAACTTAAAAAATGAAATAAAAAATACAACACTATATAATGATAATACAAATATGAATTCTTGGTTTAGTTTTATGCAATGTGGTGTAAGTAAGGAATATTTATTTGACATGATTAACCAAGTAAATAACAATGATAGTGAAGTTACTGAAAACAATGTTCTAAAATTTATACAATCAACGGCATTTAACCCAAATGATATAAATGATTGTGGTGAAACGATTTTAATGGTTGCGTGCCAACATAAATTAAGTGAAGTTGCTTTAGAAATCCTCAACAATTATGATCCAATGACCAATGCTATAGATTCAGCTGGACGTACTGCGTTAATATTTGCTTGTGATTCCAAAATGGAATCTGTAGCATTAAAGATCATTTTAACAGAAAACTCAAATCCAAGTGCAGTTAGTAAAATAAGCGAGTCCACTGCGTTAATATATGCTTGTCAAGACATAAAGATGAAATCTGTAGCATTAAACATTATTTTAACCGAAAATTCAAATCCAAGTGCAGTTAGTAAAATAAACAAGTGTACTGCGTTAATATATGCTTGTTATACACAAAATGAATGTGTTGCATTAGCAATTATTAAAACTCGAGAATCTAATCCAAAACACGTAAATAAGGATGGATATACAGCGTTACTAATAGCTTGTTCAAATAAACTGGAATCAGTTGCATTGGCACTTATTCAAAGTGGGGATTCTAATCCAAGTTATGTAAACATTCTCCATTTGGGAGAAACTGCGTTAATGGTAGCTTGCTTTAACAAAATGGAATCTGTTGCCATAGCATTACTTGATACATCTTTTGCAAATCCTGAACATAATAATCATCAGGCACTTGTATTTGCCAGTAAAAACAAAATGATCATTGTATACGAGAAATTGTTGAAAATTAAAAGTCATGGATATGAATCTTATTTTATTGAAGAAAAAAATGATTTGTAGGTTAAACAATTTGTGTGTAATATGTTTGTTTTTTAATTAAAAATGAAATAAAAATACAAAGTATTTAATCTATAAAATAAACATGAATAGTTTATTAATTGCACTTGGACTACGTCAAAAACAAAAAGATATAAAACAAAAAGATATAAAACAAAAAGATATAAAACAAGATGATATAAAACAAGATGATATAAAACAAGATGATATAAAACAAAAAGATATATTTAACCTAATTTGTAAGAACAGATGTGACAAAAAATATAACAAAAAATATGACCAACCATATATTGTAAAATTAATACAATCATCCAACTTAACTCCCGAACTATTTAATGATAGTCAAAGTGGTTCAATCGAAACTGCGTTAATTAAAGCGTGTGAAAAGCATATGGAATATGTTGCATTGGCAATTATTCAAACAAAGATGTCAAATCCAAGTCAAGTGGTTGTTCGAACTGATTGTTTTAGACAACATTATAAAACAACTGCGTTAAACGAAGCTTGTAAAAACCGAATGGAATCTGTCGCATTGGCAATTATTCAAACAAATCAGTCGAATCCAAGTCTAGTTACCATGATGAAAAATACTGCATTAATTGATAGTTGTAAAAACAAATTGAATTCTGTTGCATTAGCAATTATTCAAACAAACAAATCTAGTCCAAGTCAGGTAAATCAAGATAAATATACAGCATTAATGTATGCTTGTCAATACAAAATGGAATCTGTTGCATTAGCAATCATTCAAACAAACAATTCTAATCCAAGTCAGGTAAATCAACGTGACTATACAGCATTAATGTATGCTTGTCATAACAAAATGGAATCTGTTGCATTAGCAATCATTCAAACAAACAATTCTAGTCCAAGTCAGGTAAATCAAGATAAATATACAGCATTAATGTATGCTTGTGAATACAAAATGGAATCTGTTGCATTAGCAATCATTCAAACAAACAATTCTAATCCAAGTCAGGTAAATCAACGTGACTATACAGCATTAATGTATGCTTGTCAGAACAAAATGGAATCTGTTGCATTAGCAATCATTCAAACAAACAATTCTAGTCCAAGTCAGGTAAATCAAAATAAATTCACAGCATTAATGTATGCTTGTGAATACAAAATGGAATCTGTTGCATTGGCACTTATTAAAAGCGGGGATTCTAATCCAAGTCAAGTAAACATAAATGGAGAAACTGCGTTAATTGTAGCATGTAAAAATAACATGATATCTGTTGCCACAGCATTACTTGATACATGTTTAGTGAATCCTGAACATAATAATCATCGAGCACTAATATTTGCCAGTAAAAACAAAATGACCATTGTATACGAAAAATTGGTAAAAATTAAAAGTCATGGATATGAATCTTATTTTATTGAGGAAAAAAATGATTTGGTTGCCTTATAACATATATAAAAGTAAAAATTAGTTGTTTTTTTAATTCAAGAAACTAAATAAAATATTCTGCTATATTAATAATGACCAGATACTCTAAAACATCTAGTGGAAAGTACCAAATTAAGGGAAGTACATACCCTAAGCTTGTTGGAAGCCGTGCCCAAGTATGGCATGGAAATGCCTACAAGACCACAGGCGATTTAACTAAACTTCATTTATTTAAGAACAAAAGTGGTCGTGTTGTTAGTCGCAAAAAGCACAAGACCGCATCTAAGGAAAAACGTTTAGTTAAGCACGGATATGGTGCTCGTAAAGGCAAGTTTGGTGCCGTGCGTTTAGGGACAAACCGCCGAAGACGTAAAAGACGTGGTGGTATGAGTGCATTGTCGCCTGCTTCTGTGAGCGGTATGGGTAACAACTCTATGAGTACCGATGATCTTCAGCTTGAGGCTGGTATGTCTGGTGGTAGACGTCGTCGACGTCGTTCAAGCAAAAGACGTTCGTCAAAGCGTCGATCTTCTAAAAGACGTAAAGGTGGACGCAAAAGTAGACGTTCCAGAAAACGTAGCAGTAGAGGCGGTAAAAGACGTAGGCGTAGACGTAGAGGAGGAATGAGTGCATTAAACCCATCTTCAGTAAGTGGCATGGCCGACAACTCAATGAGCACAGATGACCTTCAGCTTGAGGCGGGTATGTCTGGTGGCAGACGCCGTCGTCGTTCAAGCAGAAGACATACCCGTAGACATGGTGGAAGACGCCGTCGTCGTTCAACCAAACATACCCGTAGACATGGTGGCAGACGCCGTCGTCGTTCAAGCAAAAGACATACCCGTAGACATGGTGGCAGACGCCGTCGTCGTTCAACCAAACATACCCGTAGACATGGTGGCAGACGCCGTCGTCGTTCAACCAAAAGACGTAGACATGGTGGAAAACGCCATCGTCGTTCAACCAAAAGACGTAGATATGGTGGAAAACGCCATCGTCGTTCAAGCAAAAGACATACCCGTTGAACATCAAGAAAACATTAAATAAGTGTTTCAAAATATTTAAAAAAAATGATTTGTTTTTGTATTATAAATATCACAAGGAAATTATCCATTTCATAATAATGAATAGTTTTTATAAAAAAATACCAAGTTTTATAGATTGTTATCTTGGTTGTGCAATACTATCAAATATTTATATTACTAAATCATTTGCTGATGATTTCACTGAGTTAAAAATCATGAATTCCAAAAATAAATACGAAAAAAGTACATATAATACATATTGGTGGTGCCTATTACCAAGTTCTTTTGTGCTTAGTACAAGTTTAAGTGTAGTATAGCCTATTATATTGCCAATTGCAATTATGGATAATAAAATAAAAACTATAGAAAATACCAAATAATATTAAGTTTTGTTATCTTCATAATATTCCCTAACAAACTATTTTTTTACTAAAATGAAACCTGTTCTTGTTTGTTAGTTAGTTGTTGTTTTAAAAATTTGGAAAAATATATAAAAATGATTTATTCAATCAAGCAAATACTTGTCTAATTGTTAACATGAATGTTAAATTACCCATGTGTTTAGCTAATTGGATAAATCCAGATAAAAAATATTGGTGTCATTTGGCTCAAAATCCGTCAGAAGGTGCAATCCAGTTGTTAGAAAATAATCCAAATATAATTAATTGGAGTTGGTTGTCGAGTAATAGCTCAGAAGGTGCTATGTGCTTGCTAGAACAGAATCAAGATAAAATATGTTGGCGAAATTTGTCTGAAAATACGTCAGAAGGTGCTATGCGGTTGCTAGAAAAGAATCAAGATAAAATAAATTGGCAAAATTTGTCTGAAAATTCGTCAGAATGTGCTATCAAGTTGTTAGAACAGAATCAAGATAAAATATGTTGGTATGAGTTGTCTAATAATTGGTCAAACCATATTACGCAGTTGCTAGAAAAAAATCAAGATAAAATCGATTGGCGTTTGTTGTCTGGTAATCCGTCAAAATGTGCTGTGCGGTTGCTAGAAAAAAATCCAGATAAAATCAATTGGTATATGTTGTCTGGAAATAACTCGGAAGGTGCTATTCAGTTGCTTGAAAAAAATCAAGATAAAATCGATTGGCGTTTGTTGTCTGGTAATCCGTCAAAAGGTGCTGTGCGGTTGCTAGAAAAAAATCCAGATAAAATACATTGGGAATATTTGTCTCATAATTCGTCAGAACGTGCTGTGCGGTTGCTAGAAAAAAATCAAGATAAAATAAATTGGGTTTCTTTGTCTTTCAATTCGTCAGAAGGTCTGCAGTTCTTAGAAAAGAATCCAGATAATATATATTGGCAATATTTGTCTCAAAATATATCAAAACGTGCTATATGGTTGATAGAAAAGTATCCAAATGAAATCAAAAAAAATCAAGATAAAATAAATTGGCGGTTTTTGTATGGCAACCCGCATATATTTAAATATGATTATAATAAAATGAAACTTAACTGTATGTTGTTTAAAGAAAAGCTTATAAAAAATAGATATCATCCCCGCAATTTATCCAAGTTTAAAGATTGGAAGATTAATGGCTTTTAAAAATGATTTATAATTATTACACCAAGTTAAATAAAAAGTGTACAATGAAGTTTGAATATGAAAAGTACATTTGCTCTATTGAGTCAACAAAAGAAACATTGGAAAAATTTGGTGTTGCAATTGTCGAAAAAATATTGGTTGATGAAGAATGCACCGATATAATTGATAAAATGTGGTCTCATTTTGAACACATTACACAAAAATGGAAAACTCCAATTAACAGAAATAATACCGCAACATATCGTGAGATATTTAAATTATTTCCAACACACGGAATGTTATTTCAACATTTTAACATAGGACACACACAAATCAGTTGGAATATTCGACAACATCCTAAAATTATAGAAATATTTTGTAATATTTGGGACTGTACTTCAGATGAACTTTTAGTTAGTTTTGACGGAATTAGTTTTGGAGTTAAACCCGAAGATACTAATCGAGGATATGACCAAAAAACACCTGGATTTCATACAGACCAATCATATACCATACCCGACTTTAAATGCATTCAAAGTTGGGTTACCGCATTGGATGTAGAAGAAGGTGACGCAACTTTGTCAATTTATGAAGGCAGTCATAAATATCACCAAGAATTCGCCAAAACCTTTAATATTTTGAACAAAGACAACTGGTTTAAATTAGCTCCTGAACATAAGCAATTTTATTTAAATAAAGGGCTGGAAGAAACTCGCATATGTTGTCTAAAAGGAAGTTTAGTGTTGTGGGATTCGCGTACTATTCATTATGGAGCAAATCCGATTAGAGGCCGTGCTCATCCAAAACTAAGGTCAATTATATATTTGTGTTATATGCCACGTGAACAAATATCTGCAAAAGACTTACAAAAAAAACGAAAAGCGTTCAATGAATTACGAACTACATCTCACTGGACAGATCGATGTACTATGTTTCCTAAAACACCTCGTACGTATGGAGGTGTATTGCCTGAAATTACACCTATTCCATCACCCATATTAAATAGTATTGGAAGACGCTTAGCTGGATTCTAAATATTATTTATGAAGCCATGTTATTATATGCAGAACATTCAAATCCACATTTTTTGCATTTACAAACTACACACACCTTTTTGCCGCAATATCCAGATTTTATATCTAACGAACCGTATTTGTTATATTTAGTGTCTACTTTTTTATATTTTTTTAATATAGAGTCGTCTACAATGGGTTTAAATATGACCCAATTGTATTGTGTCATCCATTTCTTGTTCAATTCATCTGGTAAAAATGGAGTTAAATTCAGCACTTTAAAATGGGATTCATCAAATGTTTCATCATCTCTTTCAAGGTAAATCACCTTTTCAATTAATAAATGATTTGCAATTACTTTTTTATTATCTAAATTGACTTCTATACAATTCGGACATAATATAGACTGACAACATTGAGTAGTTAATGTAGTATCTATTGATAAATATTTATCACTTTTTTGTGTAAAAAAATCCATAAAAACATTATCCCAAGTGTATATTTCGTTTTTATTACAAACATCACAATATGATCTTGTGTATTCCACTTGTGTTGAATGGTTTGATTGTTTAATGTTTGTTGGCTCGTTACATGTGCAGTCATTTTTACAGTTATTCCAGCATTCATCCTCTGAATCCAAATCGTCCGAATCGTATTCCATTGTAAAATATTTCATCATGTTAATTATATAATAATAAACTATTTATATCATTTAAATAAAAATAATAATAAATCAAAATATTAAGAACATGTCTGCAAAGCCAACAACACTTGACCAAAAAAAAAACGCCCAAGATGGCGAAGATTCATCTGGTTCTTCGCCAAATAATATAAAAAAACCTGACGCAAATGGATTTATGAGCAACTTTACTATTACTACACTTCAAACACTATTTTACGTTGGAATAATTGGATCTATAGGAACATACACAGTTAAAAGTGCTGTAGCAAAGCTGAGTGCCAATTGTAGCGTTGAACTTTTTTCTTTAGCTAATGGGGTTTTAAACAATTGTAAAAATAACTTGGGACCAAAAACGCCATTTCATGATTCTGCCAAAAGTTCTGTTATTGCTCATTACTACTCCAAGGTGTTTGCTGACGTGTTTTCGGCTAATACATCATTTATAGATATGTTTAGCAATCTTATGGCTGGTTTGCCCAATTGGGCTATTATGCTAATTTACAGTGCAGTCAGCATTCCTTTTTTTATTCTCTTGTGGCTATATAACTGGCTATCAAACATCTTTTTTGCGGTGCAACAATTACCGCTACTTTTTTCCGAAAAAGCAGACTGCAAACCTAATCCAACATTACTTACTAGTGGTGTGAAACGAGGATGTGACGCAAATGCATGGACCAAGGGTAGTTTATTTTCGTGGAAAATAATTCCTGTTGGGTTTTATCTTATGTTTATTGGTCTAACTACTTTTTTTAGCTCGTTGTATACTACCTTCACGTCTTTATTTACCCCCCTTACGTTAAAGTTCATTCTAAATTCTAAAAAATACGAATTCTCCGACTTTATTCAAGATATGATGACAACTAATCGACCATTGTGGCTTATTTTGTTTTCTTTAATTCTGCTTAGTAGCACCAATGCTTACTTGGGCAATGCATATACTGGGGCAGCATTTGTTGCGATTATTGTTGCATACATAAAAATGTAACAAAACATATTATTTTCTTCTTTTTCTACTATGTTTTTTACCTTTTTTACCTTTTTTACCTTTTTTACTTTTGTTAGTTGTGTATCTTATTTTTCTTGATTTTATCTTAATTTTTCTTTTTAACTTTGTGTTTTTACTGGTTTTAACATTTGTCCGACGGCAATGCTTGATTTTTTTACGTTTTCCTCCAAATAATGACGAGTCATCATAATCAGAGTTATTATCATAATGATTTAATGGCGACTCGTATTCATGGTCATAATCAGAATTATTATCATAATCATCTTCATAGTTTGTCTCTGACTCGGGCTTATAAAACCCACCATTTTCCGCAAAAAACTCTATGTTAAATGGTTCTCTCGTCAAAGGATTAACGCGCTTTGGATTTGCTTTAAACCAATGAGCCAGTGATTCGCGGTTATAACAATCATACTCGGGAATTTGGTTATTTTCAGAATCATATTTTTTTGCTCTAACTAACAAAGTGCCTGATTTTAAAGGTTCGCCAGAAATCGGACCATCTTTATTTCCACACTGAGCCAAGTCAGACATCGTATAATTGTGAGCATCGCGACGCCAGTCCAATACAACTAATGATTTAATTAAAATTATCGACGACGGCAAAACAGTTAAACTTGGATTATCATATATATACAAAGCTTCTAATGTTTCAAGTTGGTTTATATTTGACGGCAATGATGTTAGTAAATTATTTGTTAGTTCTAAAACTATTAAATGCTTCAAGTTTCTCAAATTTAGCGGTTCTAATGTAGTTAGTCGGTTTCCGTGTAAATATAACCCCTCGTGTGCGTTAATATTTGAAGGAAGTTTTATAATTTTGTTGTTTCGTACACTAATATAATCTGATGTAATGTTTGGTGGTAAAGTTGTTAATAAATTATTGTCCATGAACAAATGTTCTAGTTCTTTTAAGTTTGCAATTTCTTTTGGGATTGAGGTTAGCTGGTTATTGTCTAAGTCAAGTGCAATTAACTTTGTTAATTTACCAATGTTTGGCGAAAGAGTGGTTAAATTACTGTCTGGCATATTTAATTCAGTTACATTTTTTGCTATTGCATTTGGTGCTCCCTGACTAATCCATTCGTCAAAATCCGGTCTTGTCCAAATCATCTTATTATTTCTTAATATTATATTTAAAAAAAAACATATAAAGTTACACTTTTACCAATTGCATTATTTTGTTCATGTTTACATATACGTGCAAATCTGCATACTTTTTATTTTTTGGCTACTTTGGTCCCTCATAGTACTGCGTTAGTTCGCTCATATATTGCTGTAAATAATCTGACGCATCTTTTACGTTATTAATCGTATTTGGATACCCTCGGTCAAAATTTGCTTCTGTACCATTAAACTTGTCGTCTTCGTCATCAATTCCTTCGCCATATGTCAACATTTCAAAGTTGGGATACATATTATAAAAAAAACGCAAATCATGGCTCGGATTATGCAAGGCTGAACTTATAAAAAACTCATCAGGACCAGTTTCGTCTTCAGTCGTCATCCAGTTAAACCCGTATCCCCAACCACAACGGGGGTCGCAATCCTCTGTGTCGCATATTTTCTCATGTATTTTTGGACTTTCTTTAATATATGACCTTCCATAGTCTATAATTTTCGCCACGTACTTTGACTTAAACGACACGACTGACCCATCGTCAAAGTGGTAGTGAAATTCTAGATATTTTCCTGGGACTGGCTCATACAACAAGACATTGTGTGTATGCAAATCGTAGTGAACAAATTCGTCAGTAAGTTGACCTAGTGCAAAGTACACTTGTGCCATTATAGCATGTGTGTCTTGATCATTTAATAAATCCTGCATAGCATCCATGTCTTTTGCTGTTTTTATGTGCTGAATTAATATTGCGTAAAACTTGGAATTGTTGCACATATCTGCAAAGTCAATGTTTGCATCTACAACCACATTTGTTTTTGAATTTGGGGATGATGTAATTAATGTTAAAGAATCTTTAAATGTATCTACATCTCGAAGCAATTTTGTGTTTTTGATGTACTCGTACTCGGCCAATCCTTTATATTTGTACAAGCCATATGTTTCTACAAAGCACGGGAAATAGTTGGTCCATTGGTTCACCTTTAAACCAACCATGTATTCGTAGGCCAGGTTATCCGCCATTTCGTCTGCGGATGACTTGAATATTGTGTTTGCGTGATAGTTTTGATTTTTGTAGTATATTTCTTTTACAAACCCATTTTCACTTGGAGCACCAATTGACCTTATTGGAGGTACTACATAGTTAAATGCGGTGAAATTATTAAAGAACTGCCTTATTTTATGTGTTTCAATGCCAAATGCAATGCACAACCCTGAGTTTGAACAAATATTCTTTAAAAAATGTGCCTGGCGTCTTTGTCCCGTATTTGTGATGAATTTACCAATGATACTGTGGGTTTTTAACCGTGTGTTGCGTATTTTTAATGTTTTTGCATTGCTTTTGCTTTTGCTTTTTGTGTTTAATTTAGGGTCACTTTTTGACTTTGATTTTGACTTTGATTTTGACTTTGATTTTGACTTTGATTTTGACTTTGATTTTGATTTTGATTTTGACTTTGACTTTGACTTTGATTTTGATTTTGATTCACCAAATAAACTTGAAAACATTTATAATATTATAATATTATTATATAATAATATGGCAGATTTAATCCCTATAACATGGAATGTATCCAATTTTACCAAGCTAATTAAGATAACAAGAGAGGTCGATGAAGTCAGTGAGTTAGATTTAACTAGAATTGGAATAACCCGTATTGCACCAGAAATTGAACTATTAAATAATTTAATATCTTTATATGCAGATAACAATAACCTAACTGCATTACCACCAGAAATAAAAAATCTAACACAGTTAATTTATCTAGGTTTAAGTAACAATAAATTAACAACATTACCACCAGAAATAAAAAATCTAACACATTTAACCCACTTAAATTTAGAAAATAATCAACTTACTGCATTGCCACAAGAAATTACCAAATTAATAAATTTAAAAACGTTAAATTTAATTGGCAATCCATTGCTAACTACAATTCCACCAGAACTTGAACAAATGCCCAATTTAAAAATACTGCGAGATGAACCAAAAAAAACACAAGACTTACAACCACTTAATCAACCGACTCTAAACATTTTTAAAAACGTGCTGTGTAATAATTATCTTGAAGGTGAAGACAATACAATTCCTGATTTTTTAACAGACACTTTAGACGAAAACCCATTCATTGTGGAGCATAAAAATATTTACTCTGGAAATGCATTGGGGTGGCTCTTAAAAGAGTTTTCTGACGAAACCGACCCAAGAGAATTCGTAGAATGCAAAGATGACACACCTAGTCAGTGGGAGGGGAATGCTTATGCCAAGTATGTAAAACCAAACGGTAGAACATTTGTTAACGTACGTGTTAACGGAAGTAATATTCTGGTTTTAAAACCCGATTGGTTTTGGTACGGACCAATTCCTGAAACCAGACTTTTTCACCTAGAACCACAAGCACCTGTAAAAAAGTACATGACAAATCATCTACTACCCAACATACGACCTGATTTTAATGCGTTAGGAGCAGACCATTGCAACCAAACTGGGGAAATGATTCCATACAAGTTGGTGGAAATTACAGAAAACAGTGCTCCTGCGTTTGTTGCTGCAGCCAAGTACAAAACGGATTCTTCAGCAACGGCTTTAGCGGTTGGAGGCAAACGACGTAAAAATAAATATACTATTAAACAAAAACATTATTTTCAAAAAAATGACCATAAACATAAAAAATACAAAACCTTAAAACATAAGCATAAGCTAAATAAACATAAACAAACCAATAGCTTAAAACATAAGCAACACAAACGTAAACAAACCAAACGTAAAAAATATAGCTTGTAATATTAATGTGTGTTATATATTAACTAAAGTAATTTTTAAATAATATATATATAACAAATGGCTTCAGAATGGACTGGTAAAGACTTTAATATTTTTCTTAATCTTAATAAATTAACCTTAAATGACAATAAATTAAGTGTGCTGTCACCTAAAATTGGTGAATTACGTACATTAGTTGATCTGAACTTATCTGAAAATCAACTAACTGTGCTTCCGCCAGAAATTGGCAATTTAGTAAATTTAACTGAGCTGGACTTATCTGACAATCAACTAACTGTACTTCCTTCAGAAATTAGTAATTTAGTAAATTTAAATAAACTGGACTTAATTGACAATCAACTAACTGTGCTTCCGCCAGAAATTGGCAATTTAGTTAATTTAACTGAGCTGGACTTATCTGACAATCAACTAACTGTACTTCCTTCAGAAATTGGTAATTTAGTAAATTTAACTGAGCTGAACTTATTTAACAATCAACTAACTGCACTTCTTTTAGAAATTGGTAATTTAGTAAATTTAACTGAGCTGGACTTATTTAACAATCAACTAACTGTACTTCCTTCAGAAATTAGTAATTTAGTAAATTTAAATAAACTGGACTCATCTGACAATCAACTAACTGTACTTCCTTCAGAAATTGGTAATTTAGTAAATTTAACTAAGCTGAGCTTATCTGACAATCAACTAACTGCATTGCCACCAGAAATTGGAAACTTAATTAAGTTAGAATTTTTGGTTTTAGCAAATAATAAACTAAC